CTACACGAAACCTATGTTGCCGTGGATCACGCGCCCGGCGATGTCGGTCCATCGCCGGATCGGCGCCTGGTAGCCAGGCGTCGTGCCGCCGTGGATCGCGTTCTCGATCTGGCCGATGGCGGCCATCGCCATCTGATGATCCGCGGAACCGAGTCCGCTCGTCTCGATGAGGCCGCCGAGCTGATCCAGCGTCTCCCGGCGCGCCGCCCAGGCGTAGCCGGGATGGGCATACTGATAGGGCTCGGGAAGGATCTTGCCGAAATGCCGAAACACTTTGCAGAATGCGGTCTGGACGTGCATGCCCTTGATCATCATCGGCGCGCCGTCAGGCCCCAGGTCGAGCGCTTCGCTCCACAGCTGCACCAGGTCATATTGCTGCAAGGCGTGGACGGTATCTGACGCCCATTTCGGCGAGCGGAATTCAACGTCGGCGTCGATCCAGGCGATGTAGCGGGCGGTCGCCGGCAGGCGGCTGATGCCGATGTTGATCAGGTTCTCTTTCGTCCACGCGACCGTCCTGGCGCGCACGCCGACATGGTTGACGCCTGCCGTGCCGTCGCACTCGAATGGCCGTTCGCCGAGGGCGCATTCCACCACGGTCAGGTTCACGCCGCTGGCCAGCATGTGCTGTTCGAAGGCGCGGAACAGCTTAATCCTGCTTTCCCACCGGATCGGGTTGGCGATAGCAGTCACGACGTGGAGCAGGTCGTTGCGCATAGGGGCCTTTCAGTATTCGAAGCCGGGGGCGAAACAGAAAATCCGGACGTCCTCGCCGCTCTGCCGGTACCAGACGATCGCCCCGTTCATCGGGTTGCGGCCGCCGGCAGGGTCGCGGATTGCATCAGGAGGGACCGGCTGCCACTGACCCGCGATGCGGACCTCGTAATGGCCGCCCGCGTGGCGCCAATCGTTGTCGGTCAGCACGAAGCCGTCCGCGACGTTGCAGCACCAGGCGCCGGCGACGCTGTGCTGCGTCTCGAACCACGCGTGCAGCTGCGGATCGGCATCAGGGGGGGGTGCCGCCCGCACGTGGATGGCAAGCGCGCAACAGATCAGGATCAGAATTCCGAGCAGTATCGCGAGACCTGCACAGGCCCATACAACGCGGTCCAAGCCTTCGGGACGCGGATCCTCGAACGGCATCTCAACTGTCCTTTGATGGCGCGTTCCGCGCGTAACCGCGATTGAGTGCGGCGCCGTTCACGACAGCATAAACAACCGCGTACCAACGCGGGTCGGCATCGCGCACAGGCGGCAGGAACATCGCCACGGCCGAGCAGAAGGCATGCACCCCCAGCGCGACCGTGGCGAGATCTCCGAATTGCATCGGCGTCAGGACGCGCCGGAAGCCGCAGCCGCCGCCGGGGGCGCCTTCGTGGCGGCTGCGATAGTCTGCGCGAGCTGCAACACGTCGGCGCCGACCGTCTCGACGCTGCCCACCGGCACGCCGTGAGCGTTGGCTTCCTGAATGGCCAGATCGGCGGCAGCCTTGACCAGAGGATCCGACGCCTCGGCCGTCGCGATCGTCGTGCTGGCCGAGGCATAGGCGCCGAGAAGGAAGGTCGCAGCCGTATGCATATGGGCCTCGGCCGCCGCGGCGAGAGAATCAAGAGTGTCAGCAAAGTTCATGACGGTGTCTCCTATGTTGGAAGTTGCAGATGTCCGTCCTCTTCCTCCTGCATCAGGAGATCGGCGGACGTGTCGGCGGTGACGCCAGCGGGCTCGGCAGGCGCAGCGACCGCAGGCGACGCGTGCAGCGCGCGCAACGCGGCGTTGCTGAGCGCCAGGCGCTGCTGGTAGCCGGTCGCGCCGCCGTTGATCCGGCGCGTGAGCGCCGCGATGTCCCACGCGTCGGCACAGGTGTTCAGCCCGCGAATCGACCAGAACCAGCACGCCGCAGCGGCAGCGCCGGCAGGCTGTGCAATCCAATCGACTGCGTCACCGCTCGAGCGGTGCATCGCGACGGCAAAGGCCATGTAATTCGCTCGACCTGTCAGCTGGATCAGCCCTCGGCCGCGGAACAGCCAGCCATCGCCGCTGGCCACGTCACCGTTGCCGTTGCGGGCGGCGTAGACAACGTTCGCCAAGCGCTCTGGCTGATACGCATAGGGTTGTGCGGCCGCCGCATCGGGAAAATGCGAAGGCCAAACCTCGGCCGCACGCGCGGCGCTGTACTCGAGGTTCTCCACCAACTCGGTGAAACCGCCGCTTTCGACTGAAATCTGGCCGAAGAACGCGGCGATGCGACCCGGCGTCGTAATGCCGGAGCTGGTCATCGGCGCCGACAGCGCGGCGACCCAAGCATCGAGCGTGGCAATTTTCAGGTGCGGCGCGGCAGCCTGCGCCGCCTGCCATGCGAGCGTTTCGGGCATGAGAGTTATCCCCCTTGGTTCGCGGGATCGTCCGGCTGCGCGGCATCGCCGCGCCGGCCAGGCGGGACAAGCAGCATCATCTGTCCCTGCAGGCGCGAGACCTCGCGCGCGATTTCGGTCAGTTGTTCCGATATACGCTCGTATCGGGCGTCAGTATCGCGCGCACCCTGTTCGAGCCTGCTAATGCGCGACGCATGATCGGCCAGGGCGATCTCGACGTTGTTCACCACAACCCAGGCGCTGCCGGCCATCCCCGCGATGATCAACACGTGGCCGACGTTGAAATTCCAGAAACCGCTCCACGGCTTTTTCGCCGCTGGTTCGTCGGACATATGAGGTGCGCCCCTGCTTGGTATCGCCCGGAACCTTGCGCGCCAGGCTTGAAACCGGCGCAATCTGTGCGATAGCGCTGCGCATGCCGCGAACCGCTCTCCTCTACGCCCGCGTCGGCCCTGATACCAAGAATGCGCTCACTTGGATCGCCGCCCGCATGGGCGTCCCGGTGGCCATTTTGGTCGACCAGATACTGGCGGAGTGGATCAAGGCGAACACCCCAGAAAGGAAGTCCGAATGAACCACCTGATCATCGCAGCCGCGCTGCTACTCGCCTCGCCGGTGCTTGCCCAAAGCGTGCCGCCGGCGAAGGACGCCAAGGCCGACCCATTCGTGCAGAAAACCTACGACATGACGACGCCGATCCTCGGCACCGATGACGTTGCGATGCGGGACGCCTTCGACAACAAGGATCCGAAAGGCGATCCGAACTGCGACAAATGCGGGCCGCTGACGGTGGGCGTGGTGATCTCGCAGGCCGAGTTTGGGATGCCCAGCGACGAGGAGAAGAAGATGGCGCCGACCGCCCTCGCGTCGCTGATCTATTGGCGCGGCGCGCTCGCCACCAGGGTGCGGAACGACAGGGCCGCGACGCTGACCAGCGACGAGTTGAACGACATCAAGAACAACGTCGCCCGCGTGTTCCAGCCGTCGCCGATCGTGGTGTACCGAATCCTCTCGTTCCTGGTGCCGGGCGATCGGCCCACGGCGATGCCGAAATAGGAGAGCGCAAATGCACTGGCTCCTCATCCTGATCCTGAATGGCGCGCAGCCGATAACGGTGCCGATCGCCGAGGCTCCTCCGCTGACTCGTTTCGAGTCAGCGGCGCCAGGACCGCCGCCGCCCGTTATGGATGGGCCGCTCTTGGATTTGAACATCAAGCCCGACAGCGGCGCCGGCGGCATAATCGGGAAGGCTATCGGCATCGAGGTCACGGTCGACACGCATGTGCCCGCGATCGGACAGATATCCTTCGGCACAAGCGAGCTTTGCGAGGAAGCGGTGGCAAAGCTCAAGGATTTCGCAGCGGCCGCCGTCTGCGTACAGCAGGACTTTCCGCTAGGGGGCGGGCCGCCTCCCTAGTAACTGCCGATCATGAACCACTCGAACTGATTGCCGGCCGTCAGTGACGAGACGGGCGTTATCGTGATCGTGTAGGCCGAACCGCTGTTGGCTGTCGCATAGGTAAAGGCCGTGTTCGTCGGCGACGCCATGACGACATGGCCCGGATCGCTGAACGGCAGGTCGAGATTGAGCGTGATGACGCAGGTGGCTCCCGGCGACGCGCCGATCGTCAGCAGGCCAGCCGTGTCGCTGGCGCGGCTGTCGAGGTTGACGCCAGCACCACCGCTGCCGCCGCAGCCGCTCGAGGTGGCAGGCTTCGTGCTGATAGCCTGCGCGGCATAGTGGCCGGCGATTGATATCTCTTGATACTGATCGCTCGAGAAAATGCAGTCGTTATGGCCATTGTTGGGTCGCGCCCCGGAGCCGACCCAGGCCCCGCACTGCACGCCGAAATAGCCTCCAATACTGCCGCTCGTGGTGTTGGAATTGTTCGGCTGAAGCGAGACGCCGGTGAACGACCCCATGGTCCCGCCCGGCTCGTTCTGCGGCTCGATCAGGATGCCGTTGAAGCTATCGACAATGCCGGCGTTGTTGATGGTGAATTGCTTGCTCTCACCGGATGCAAGATGTGCCGTCGCCGAGGCGACCAGGATGTTGCTTTTCTCCTCGTTCAGCTCGGCATCGAGGTAGCCAGTCCCGGTGATGTTGATCGAAGTTTCATTCTCTCCGAAATGGTTGGTAGTGGTCTGCGTCAGGACCAAATTGTCCGTGCGGATATTGAGGTAATAATCCTGTCCCACGCCGGGCGAGCGCGAGTAGCCCACCACGGTAGGGGCATACTGGTAGGTGGCGGCGGGGTCGGGGTGGTTGAGGTTGGTATAGTCGGGATTGAGGATCGGGTTGCTCACGTTAGCGAGGAGATTGAAGGCAGGGGTGCCGCTGATCTCCAGCACTCCGGTGTTGACCGATGTCGCGAATGCTCCGACCGGGCTGGTCACCGAGGTCGCGAAAGTGCCGACCGGGCTGCTGACCGACGTAGTGAACGAGGCCGTGGCGGCCGCGGCGGACAGAAACGTGGCGTTGCCCGAGCCGTCAAGGGTCGACCCAGGGAACTGCCATGCGTAGCCGGTGATCGTTAGATTGCTGAAGCTAAGGACATTGGCGACCTGCAATATGTCGCCGCCCGCCGCATTGCCGATCGCCGCGAACATCGTGCCGGTGCGCGACATTGGAAACCAGCCGCCAGCGCGGCCGAACGTGAATCCGTTCTTCCAGCCCACCGCGCCGCCAGCGATGGAAATCTGGTTGTTGATGCTGAAGGCAATATCGTCGGAGTAGCCCTGCACAGCATCGGCGGACAGCTCCACGATCTGCGCGCCGAGCTTCACATAACTCGATGAGCCGGCATAGGAGCCGATATCGATCTCGGTGCCGATCAGGCCGCCCAGGTAGGTCGCACCGTTGTTCGCAACGACCACGGGATTGAAGCCGAAGCCGACTCCGTTCGTGGTGGCCGACGAACTAAAGCTCGTGCCGCCCTGGTTGGCGTTGATATTGACCTTCGTATTCAGCGCGGAGGCCAGACTGCCGTTCCCAGAAGCCGGCGCTCCATTGACGTTGACGACGAGCGAAACAAGGTTGCGCGCGCCGGTGAAGCCGGCCGCCAGATTATCGGTAATGCCGAGGCCGACGACGCCGCCGGCATTGCCAGCGGTGATGCCCTCCTGCATCTGAATGAGGTGCAGGTAGGCCGTGGCGGCCGTCCCCGTGGTGCCAGTCCACGTCGAGTTCTCGAACAGCGCGGCGTTCGCAGATTCTGACGTGCCCGACCACACCTTTGATGTCAGGAGCGCGAGCTGCGACGAAGCGGTGATCGATGGCGCGACCACCGAGGCCGTGCCGATAAGCGCGACGCCCTTGATGGATGTAGGCGCGCTGGCCGCTCCGATCGTGCCGCCGGAGAGGTCGCCCTCTACCATCAGCTGCGAGCCATTGATTTGCAGGGCCGATGCGCCGGCGAACGTCGCGCCAGCACCATAAATCTGCACGTAGCCCAGCGCGCCGCCTGGCGTAGCGCCACCTCCTCCGCCGCCGCATCCAGTGGAGAAGAGGGAGGTTCCGTCCGTGGTGAGACAGCCACTGCCGAGCAGCAGCGTGCCGATGGCGGCGCTTGGAAAGCCCAAATTCTCCCGCGACGCGAGCTGCGCCGCCGAACCGTTCGTCGCGATCTCGCCCAAATCGTTCTGCGTCTGAAGCGGACCGATGATCGGCGGCCCGCTCTGGGCAAGCGCAGGGAGCGCGAAAATGACGGCGAAGAAAAGCGCGGTCAGGAAACGACGCATTGGATCAGAAGCCCGCCCAGGCGTTGTAGGTGAACTGATGACCCGACGTGAACGTGCCGGCCAGCGTCAGGCTTCCCGTCGCCGGCGTGTAGCTGGTCAGGTCCGACATCGACATCGTGGGCGAGCTGATGAGAACGCGCGGCGCGGAGGCGGGATAGGCAATCGCCCAGGTTAGGACGCAGCTCGACGTTGGGCTCGTGCCGATCGTGATCGTGCCGACGGCATCGCCGGCGCGGGTGTCGAGCGTCGCGCCGGTTCCGCAGCCGGCCGACAGCGTGGGAGCAGCTGAGCCAGGCCGCGCGCCATACTTGCCGGAATTGGTGATCTCGGCATTTGGGTCGTTGTTGAACAGGCAGACATCATGGTTCGTCGGAAACGCCGAGCCCGACCCCGACAAGGGGTTGCACTCGATGGCCGTATAGGCCGCAAAGGTCGACGCCGTGGTGTTCGCGTTCGATGGCGTAAAATTGATCCCGATGTAATTGGTGATCGTTCCGGTAGACTGGTTCGCCGCCTGGATCGTCAACCCGTTGTAAGCCGTGAGCGTGCCGCTAACGCTGGTCTTGATGTACAGATGCTCTCCCGAGGCGACCGTCACACCGCTGCCGACCACCTCGTTGTATTCCGTCTGCACGACCGCCGCATTGATCGTGCCAGAGCCGGTTATGTTGAGGCTCTTTTCCTCCTCGCCATAAAGAACGCTGGTGGTCGTGCTGACGGTCAGATTGTCAGTGACCTGGTTCAAGAAACGCGCCGTCGCACCCGGGGTGCGGGCATAGCCGATCACCGCGGGCGCATACTGATAGGTCGCGTTCGGATCAGGAAGGTTGCCGTCGGGGCTGATGATCGGCGAAGACGCATTGGCGTAGAGATTGAGCGCGTTCGTGCCGCTCAGCTTGTAGAGCGCGGCGTTGATCGACGTGAACGCCGTCACGTTGCCCAGCGTCGTCGCGCCGCTGACATCGCCCGTCAGCGTGCCGCCGGCCAGCGGCAGGAACGATCCCGCCACGAACGGCCCGACCGTCGCGCCGCCGACCTGCCCATAGAGACCGCCGCTCGTCATCCACAAGTCGCCATTGTTGGGAGCGGACGGCGCCGCACCCGGCGGCAGGTTGAAGCCCGCGCCGCCAGACGCGGACGCAACGGTCACCAGCTCGCCGGTCATCGTGTCGCCCGAGAGGCGCACATGGTTGACCCAGGACGTGCCGTTGTAGAAATCAAAGCGCGCGCTGGTCGAATTGAAGCCGACGTAGCCCGCCGCGGGGCTTCCGGGCTGCGTCGCCCAGTTCGGCACCTCGAGCAGGCCGCCGGCGCCAGAGAAGCTATCTAGCGCCGAATGGACCATCGTGCCGGAGAAGGTGTTGTTGCCGTTCAGCAGGCCGATCGTCGCCCCGCTCGTGCCGGTATTGACCGCAGCGGCCGTGCCGAGCGCGCCGCCGTCCGACAGCAGCGTGCCGGACGTGTTGTTGAACAGGGCGACATGACCGACCGTCGAGGATCCGGGACCCGCGACATTGCCGCCGCCCGACGGCGTTGCCCAGCTTCCGTCGCCGCGCCAGAACGTACTGCTGCTGGCGCCGGTGCCCCCGTTGAGGTTGGCGACGGGCAGGTTGCCGCTGACCTGGCTGCCGAGGGCGACGGTCGACTGCGTCGCCAATGCGCCCAGGCCGCCCACCTGACCAGCCGTGATGCCCGTCAGCGAACTGCCATTGCCCGCCGTCGTCAGCAGCGTGCCGCTGGGAGGCAGCGTCAGCGACGTGGGCGCCGTCAGCGTCATAGACAGATTGTAGGCACCCACCGTCGTCAGCTCGCCGCCGAGCGCGACCGCCTTGCCGCCGATCGCCCCGACCACCGCCGCCACCGAACCGGAACCGGAGGCGGTGACGTCGCCCGTCAGTGCGGTGATGCCCCCGCCTCCTCCGCCGCCGCATTCGGTGGAGAAGAGAGAGGTTCCGTCTGTGGTGAGGCACCCGCTGCCGAGCAGCAGGGTGCCGATCGCCCCGCTCGGAAAGCCCAGGCTCTCCCGCGAGGCCAGTTGCGCCGCCGAGCCGTTCGTCGCGATCTCGCCCAGATTGTTCTGAATCTGAAGCGGACCAACCAGCGGAGGCCCACTCTGCGCATACGAGGGGGGGGCGATGGCGAGCGCCAGCAGCCCAGCAAGAAGGGCTCTTTTGATGGTCACGATATTTGCCACGTTCATCCCGCCAGCCAGAGGGAGGCACCGGCCGCCGCACTGCGGCATCGGAACTTGAGGTTGCTCGAGGGAGCGATGCCGACGGCCGCATTGGGGGCGCCTGCGTTGAAAATGCCACCGCCAGGCGGGTAGAGCGCCAAGACATGCGCGCCGAAATTCCAGACCTCGATCACCATCCCCTTCTGCACCGGGAAGAGGATCGCGCCGGTGCCGGCCGCGACATTGGCGAAGACGTTGACCAGACTGGTGAGCAGCAGAGCGTTCGTCTGCAGCGAGCCGGTTGCGGTGAGATTGTCGGCGATCTGCTCGGCAAGGTGCAGGGCGCCGCTGCTATCGAACAGAAACTGCAACGGGTCGAGCGCGACCGGCGATCCGAAGTTGGAGCTGCCGGAGGTGCTCGGATTGGCGAGCAGTGATCCCGGCGTCAGCGCGACAGCGCCGTTGCCACCGGCGAACAGCGAACCGGGGAAGCCGATCGATTTGTAGATCGGATTGCCGCTCGAATCATACACGCCGGTGAACTGATCGCCGAAGATGACGTCTTCTGCCTGAAGCGCCCCGGCATATGGCTTGTATTGACTCGGCGTCATGGGCGCCTCCTGAAGCAGGCTATGAAGCGGCCAGAACCGATCGACCGCGGGTGTCGGTGAGCGAGCGGCCGTAGGTGTCGCCCACCATGGCCGCGGCCCACACCCTGGGCGTCCCGGTTACCGTGATGCCGCTCGTGTCCGTCAGCAGCGCACCGCTGGTGTCGTTGCAAAGATTGTATGCCAGCGTCGACGGCACACTGTTCGCCACCGGAACGCCCGCCTCGAACGACGGCCCCACCACGGTCAGCGACGGATACCAGTTCATGCGCAGGCCGGCCGCGGTCACGGCAAGCACCGACACCGCATAGACGACGGTCGCGTCGCCAGCAGCCAGCCAGAGCGTGATGACAGGGCCGATCGCCGTCATGTCATCTGCGAACAGGTCGGTCAGGCCGCCGGAGGGCGAGATGAGAGCCTGAATGCTGGCGAAGGAGTCGCCGGCGGCCAGCAGCCCCGTTGCGTCGAGCGAGAAATCCAAACGGTCGGCCGCCTGCTTGGGAATCCAGGCCAGCGCCGGCGCGCTGAGCGTGACGCCGCGCGTGTTCGCCGGGACGTAATCGGCGAGGACGAGTGTGCGAGCGGCGCTTACCACGACACGATCAAGCGTATGCGCCGCCCGTCGACGTCACGCCCGGAGCGCTACCGGGTATGTAGTTCGTCGTCGGCGACGTCTGCGCGCCAGCTGTGTAAAGGGTGCCGTTGAGTACCAGATCAAATCGGACGCCCGTTGCCGTGCCAGACCAGGTAACCGACGCAAAGTTGAGCGAACCGCTTTGCTGGGCTTCAACACAAGCAATGGAAAAGCTGGGCGATCCACTCAGCGTGACGGCGACATTGTTGACGGTGATGACGCCGCCCGAGGCCGCGTTGGCGTGCGCACCAGAACTCCCGCTGATTGTGTAGCTGCCGATCGCGGTTATGCTGCCGGCAAGGCAGGACAAGTCAGCATTTGCGCAAGAGCCAAAGTTGACCGCTTGAAAGCTTATGCTGCCGCCATTGCAGGCCAGCCCAATGCCTTCGTTTATGGGCGTTCCCGTGGCCGTCAGCAGTGCGAAATTCTGAATGGTCAGGCTGGCACCGAGCACAGCCACAAAACAGGCGGCGTTGGTAACCTCAACCGTGGCACTGCCACCACCGTCGATTGTGATAGAGCCATTGCCTACCGTGGCCCCGACGGCCGTGGCCCCCAACGTGAACGCGCCGACGCAATGGATTGTTATGACATTGACCGAGCCGCCAGTGTCATATGCGCTATAGATGACGTTGATAGCCTTTTGTATCGTTGCCCACGCCGTTCCGGCAGTCAAACCGTCGCCCGTGCTGTCGCTTCCGGTGCTCGCATTCACATAAAGGCTGAGGTTGGCCGCGAGCTTGATACGGCCAATGGTCCGAATTGCAGTGAGAACCTGGTTCTGCGCTGTCGGGCTTGGCGTGATCCCAGCTGCCGTCACTATAGCAATCAGCTCATTGACGATCATGTTCAGAAACCAGTAGCGCACCCGCGTCGCCGATGTGACGCCTGGCACACCGCCGGTGAACCAGCCCCGCGTCCCGGTCAGCGTGGGCACGCCGGGGTCGCTTGGCGCGGCGGTGGGATCGGTGATCAGGTCCATGCCGCGCGCTCCACTACGACGAGAAGACGAAGGCGACCGTCGTCTGGGCCGGCGCCAGGATCGATATCCGACAGACCAGTTCGGTCGCGTCGTAGGTCTCGAGAGGATCGTCGGCAAACGACTGATCGGCAGAGAAGTAGAAGGTGGTCACGTCCGGCGCATTGACCTGCCAGAAAAACTGCCATCCTTCGTCGTAGCAGGGGCCATCACAGGGATCGTCTGCATCGAACGGCCAGTATTGGTCGATGGTGATGGCGAACCCGAGAGCCGCCGCGAACGCGACGAAGTAAGCGGCCGACTGGCCGCCGCCCGATATCAACTTTGCAACGACCGCCGCCTGACGCTGCTCGAGCGACGGGGACGCAACGGTGCAGGGATCTGGAAGGCCAAGCGTGGCTTCCCACTCGGGCAGCAGCTCGACCGTCGTCGCCGGAAACGCGTCGATCAGCAGATTCGTAGAGCGATCGTACTGGCGGACATATGTCGGCATCAGCGCATTGATGGTCTGCGTCAGCACGGCGTCGGGATCGCGCGGCCAGATCGGGCCGGTCGGCATGATATCCTGGAAGGTCTGCAGGAAATCAGACTGCTGATATGGCGGCGGCTGGGTCCCGTTCATCAGGTCACGTATGTCATCGTTCCGACCGTGAACATCGCGCCCGTCGCCGGTATGATCGAGGCAGCCGGCACCGTCACGTTGAACATTGTCAGGCCTGGGATTGCCTCGAGCGCCGCATACCAATCGGACGGCTCGATAGCGGCCCACGCCGCGCCGCTCGATGGGTTGACCGTGCCGCCCACATTCGCAAGCCGGACGAACATGTCCTTGAGGGCCGCGACGATGTTCGCCTGCATCGCCGTGGTGTTGTTCGCGCCGAGATCGGTGATCGTGAAATTGACCGGCGACGGCGTGGGAGCGTTGCTATAGACGAGCGCCGTCACCGGCTGCACCGGAAAGATCGCATTTGCGACATTCAACTGATCGCCGGTCGCGTGGCCGCTTCCGCGCGGCTCATTGGTCGCGGTGCCATTCGAGCCTTGCGGAAAACCTCCATGGGTTTCCTCGGCCTCGTCCAGCATCGTGTAGACGGTCACCGAGCCGGAACCGACCGCGTTGCGGGCTACCCATGCTCGCGTCACACCCGGCACCGTGAGGGCCCATTCGATGTAATCGCTCATGTCGCCGCCCTGGGCCGGCGCCGCATAGCGGTCGAGCACGCGCGTGCGGTAGTCGTCAGTGGTCTCCTGATCGGCGCCCCCACTGACCTGGGTGGCGACGACGCCGACCGATTGCACGTTGGCGATCGGCGATGCCAGGGCCATGGCGGTCCCGACGTCGCAGTTCCCCGCCGAGCCCGCCGTGAGCGCGACGATCGGCACGGTCGCCGTCGTGCCGGAGATAGTCGCATCGGCCGTGGCCTGGTAGGGAAACGAGTCGCCGCCGCGGTTGATGAGCGTGCCGGACGGAATCGAAGGCGCCCCCACAACAGTGAACGTCACGGCCGGGGAGCTCGCGAAGGTGGCATCCTCCTGCAGGACGCCCTTCAGGCTTCCCCACCCCGACAGGAACTCGCCGGCCGCCGTGAACGGGACGGCCATCAGGCTGATCCAGTCCAGGAAGTCGTAATGCTGGAATGCGAACCCTGCCTGCACGATGGCAAGGATTCGGATGACCGCCTTCTGCAACAAGCCAAAGATCGTCACGTTGGCCGGGGACGTGATCTGCGCGGCGTTGACGTCCTGTATCGCCTCGTTCTTCAGGTCCGTGAGAGCCGGGCGGCTATAGGGCATTACAGGCCGCTCCACGCCCAGGAGTATTTGAATCTCAGCGGCGGAACGCTGCCGGGCGACTTGATGTCGATCAGGATGCCCAGCGCGTTGATCGACGCCCAGAACGTCTGCACCGTTACCGAGGCCGCGACGCCGTCATCGATGAGCCACTGCAACGCTTCCTGACAGTAGTCGCGCGCCCGGTTAAGAACCGTCGTCTGATCGGTGATTTTGCTCCGGTTCAGCTGCCAGAGACGCGATCCGATCAGGCTCGGCTCGTAGGTATCGCCCCACCAGCCGCGCAGATCCGGCACGCCGTTCGGGTCGGGGTCGACGTAGTCGGCCGACGCTCGACGATCGGTGAACAGCGATACCAGAACCGCTGACTCGATTGGCGATCCCGTTGCCAGGTCATGGGGCGTCGTGTCCCAGTCACCTCGCGCCTCGGCCGCGTTCCAGACGATCGCGATATCGCTCATGTTTCTTGCTGATCTGGCACGTCGGTTTCGACGACTGATCCGCCTGTTTGGATGTTGCGGACCTTGTGCGTATGCGAATTGCGCAGAGTACGCCCGGAGGCCAGCGTCTCGGTCTGCGTATCGCAGTTGTCGATGACGTCACCTGTGCATTCCAGCAGCGGTGAAACGACGCGCATCTTCACAGTCGCGGTAGCCGTAATCGTCGTCGCATTCTCAATAGTCACTGGCGAGGCCTGCGCCAGCACACGGACGCCCGCGGCCGACAGGTATATCTGCCGACCGAGATCGTCATGGATCACTGTCTCGCCCGAATTAAGGTTCCTGATACGCAACTTGTTGCTGTTCGTTCCGGCGACCACGCCGTTCGACCGATCGCCACCGGTGAAATGAAGAATGACGTCGGTTCCGACCGGAGGGTTGGACACGAATCCATAGTGCTGCACCGCCGGCAGCTTGTCGTGCAGCTCGAGATATCCGACCTGCGCCTGGATTAACTGCACCGGTCCTGTATCGTCGACCTTGGTCACCTGGCCGAGCGCGAAGTGCGCCCGCAAACGCTTCCAGATGCGTTCGATATGGTCTCTCACAGTGCGGCGGGCGGCAGATTGGTCTGGGGTGTAGGCCCTGGATCGGCCCCACCTGGTGCGTCGAGGCCCTGTCCGACCTGCCAATCGTAGAGCTGCAGGATGCTCGGCTCTGGGGTGAAGGCCTCTTTCGGCATCATTTCCAGTTCAGCCACGGTGCCCCGTTCGTCGTCGCGGATGAACGATACGTTCGCAATTATCCAGCCGTCGCCATTGATGTAGGTCGAGGGGACGTCCAGCAGCGGCACGACGGCATTCGGACGCCAGAGAGCCCCTGAGCTGTCTCGCCAACTGTCGCAGACAACATGTGCCACCTGCGACCGGCCATATCGGCGCGACATTTCCCATTGCGCGCGGGCCTGCGCGACCGACTGGCCATATTGGAACTGTTCAGACACCACGATCAGCTGGCGAAAGCGTGGCACGCCGCGGTCCTTGACGACCGGAAATGGTGTGTTGCCGGAGCCAAGGTCGGAGAGCGAGTCGACGGACATGATTGCCGGCAGATAATCGGAATATCGCCCGTCCATCGAGAAGATGCCCTGCGCGGCCTCGACATTGACGCCTTCGGCAAAGCCGCTCTGCATGGTCGTCGCGCCGACGGCAGCCAGCAGAAGATCGCCATTCTCGTCTTCATAGGACAGGAGCGTCGCATACCGCGCCACACGCTCGACGATTTCGTACGGCGTCTCGCCGAGGGTAACGTTGAACTGTGGGATGGCTGGACCGTTTCCGCCCAGGCTCCTGACCGTTACACCGTAAGGCGATGCCAGGCCTTGCGCGAGAACAAGGGCCGACGCGCCGCTGATCTGCATGCCTTTGATGACGGCCGAACAATCGACCAGGTCCTGGCACTTGCCGCGGCCCATGATCCGCATGACGTGCTGATCCTTGGAAATCGCAGGCACGAACCGGTCGATATAGCCGGTGACGACAAGATCGCCGCCGATCAGCAGCTGGCAGGTGTCTCCGGGTTTCACCACAACCCGCTGCTGACCCGGGTACCGGTCGGTGAAGACGATATCGAAGGCCCTCGGGACACGCTCGCAATCCGCCGTCACGCGGACGGATTGCCAGCCCTGAAGCTGCTGGTCATTGACCAGCAGCGTGACCGTGTTGTCCGGCGGTTCGGCCGCATCGCCCACGGTCGCGCTCAAAACGCCAGCGCCTCGAACTGCACCGGCATGAATGCGGGGTGGATCGGATTGACCCGCCGCACCAGCTCATCGTAGCGCGACGTGTCGCCGTAGAGCTGGTAGGCGAGCGCCAGTGCCGGCATGGACCTCGGCCGGCTGATCGTCACGACCTGCGCCAGGCTGGAGCCGCGAACCGTCATGTCCTGCACGACGCCGGTCCGCAGATCCCGCAGCGCCAGGTAGCTTTGCAGATCGCCGGCATCGCCCGCGATCTCGATCTCCGCGTCGAACAGCGCCGCGGCATCCGCCAATATGGTCTGCGCGTCGTTGTAGCTGGTCGGCTGGTAGCTCGCGATGGCGCGCGCGAGGGAGGTCAGGGCAGCCCGCCGGCAGATCGCCGCCACCGCCGCCTGCACCGTCGCGATCGCCGTGCCGATCGGCGCACCGCTTGGCAGCGCAGGCGGGCTGAAGACGGCCAGGGCGGACAGCAGCCGGATCGCATCGGTGGGATCCGTGCAGGACGCGCGGAGTGCTTCCGCGACCGCCTGGGCGCCGCTTGCAGCCGCTGAGGCCGGAGAGGCCGCCGTGCCGCTCACAGGCCGCTCACCAGGCCGGCGAAGTTGGAGCCGGCGGTTGTTACGGCGGTAACGGCGGACACCGATTGCGCAAGCAAGTTGTTCGTCGCATAGGCCGCCGCCGCCACGGTCGAGAGAGCGGCCGGGATCGGCGATGTCAGTGTCGGCGCCGATGTCAGCTGCCCGACGTTGTAGCGCCCGAAATAGGTCCCGCGCCCCACGACCGCCGCCAGCCCGCGCACCGCGCCTACAACGCGCCCCGCGTCACCCACAAGATGCGCCGCGGTGCCAATCCAGGTCTGCGCCGTCGCGACGCCGGCCGAGACGACGGTCGCGCCATACTGGATCGAGGAGGCGATATCGCTGCCGAAGTCGTCGGAGCAGGCATCGTCGGCATTGTCGGCACTGTCGTCGACCGAGTCCTGCGTCGACTGATCGGCGCTTGGAAAGAGCGGTTGCGTCTGCGGCGTGATGACGAACGTGAATTCCAGCTCGACCACACGCCCGAGATCGGATCGCTCGGTCGCCGAGAAATCGAGCAGCACCGCCTGCTGCGCGCCCAGCGAGGGATGAACGAGGATGCCGGGTCCGGCTACCTCAGCGGCCGCGATCATGGCGTCCCGCTGATCGTAGACGTCATCGCCGACGAGAAACCCGGTGAACCGGTTGAGGCGGGACGCACGGCCGAGATCCTCGGGCCATGGATCATCGCGGTTGACATATTCGTGCAGCGCGACGCGGCGGCCACGCTTGATCGGCGCTTCCCGGATCGCGAACTGAACGCCGCGCCAGGACGCGGGCTGCAGCCGATCCGCCCACGGGCCGAGACCCTGGATGGCACCCCCGTAGCCGAGCGAGAACGGGTTGCCAGACGCCAGCGACGCCAAGGACCCGGCCAGGTTCCCCACGGTGCTGGCGACGCGGCTCACGGCGTTGACCGTCGCCGCGGTCTCGTTGATACCGCCGACGATGCTGCCGAAAGCGCCGTTCATGGTCCGAACCCAGGCATGGCGACCGAGACGCGCGGCTTGTCGAACAGCGGACCATTGGTGCTGGCCGATGTCCGCGTGCCCGGCGGAGCGCCCGTCAGGTTGATATCGACGCTCGCACTGCCATCGATCTTGTGGGTCACCGTCTGGTCGCCGCCGCCCGTCCCCCCGCCGATATTCACGGGATCGCCTTGCGCCGCCGGCGCGGTGCCGATCAGATCGCCAACGTCGCCGCCCTGGGCGCGGCGCATCTCCTCCGAACTGATCGGCTCACCCGTCAGTGGGTTGACATCCGGAGGCGCAACCGGCGCGGGAAGCTGTGCCTCTTTCATCGCGATATCGGCCGCCACGCGCGGTTGCGTGGGCAACGACGGCGCTGGCGGGATCTGCGCCGACTTGTCGGCGACGCGCTTGGCGATGGGCGGCTCCGGCTCGCCGCCGGCGACGTCCTTCACATAACCTTGGGTCTCGCCCGGCAACTGCGAGGGATCGCCTGTGGCGGCAAAATACTTGACCCCGGGGTTGTCGGGGCCGGCGTTATAGGCGGCGTCCGCCAGCTCGTAGTGGCCTCCGAAGCGATCGAGCTGGCGTTTGTAGTATTCGAGGCCGCCGGTGATGTTCTGATGCCAATCGCGCGGGTCGACGTGCATGTCGGCGGCCGTGCCGGGCATGAGCTGCATTGGCCCAATAGCGCCGGCGGGCGAGACCTTGTCGTAGCCGCCATGTTCGACCTTGGCCAGCTTGACCATGTGATCCGGGTCGAGACCGAGTGCTGCCGATTTCTGCCTGATCTCCGCCTCGATATCGGGCGCCAGATCGGCCTGCGGCTTGCCACCCAGCCACGTCGGCGCGTGGTTCTGCCACCAGCTGCCAAGTGGCGATGTCTGCGCCGGTGCGTTGCCATGGGACGCGGGGGAATTGGGGTAACGCTGCTGTACGTCCGGCGGCACCGCGTTCCAGAGCGGCGAATCGGTCGGCAATCCCTGAAGATCGATCCCACTCTGAAGCTTGTCATAGAGCTGCAGAAGCAGCGTCAAGGTGCGAAATGTCGGATTACTCTGCATCTCCGCGTTCAGCCTGAACGCCGCCGCCTGCGCCAGATTGAACGCTCCCACAAGGCCGACCCCAACGGCCGTCGTCACCTGAACCACCGAGGCGACCATCCCAACCGCCCACCGCGTCACCATGAACGCGAGGAACCCCTCGGCCGCCTTCCGCGCGCCGCCTAGCGCATCGACAAAGCCTTGCACTTTGTCGATGATCGCCTGCACCGACGCGCCGACGCCTTTCCAATCGATGCCGGCGAGATAGTCGCGCAACTCCTTCACTTTCTCGCCGATCTCCGTCGCGATCCATTGACGGTTGACCGCGATCCAATCGGCCATGCCTTGCAGCACCGGCATCAAAATCGGTGCGAGCTTCTCACCGATCGAATTCGTCAACCCCTCGACAGCGAGCGATAGCTCCGTTTGCGCGCGCCGAAGTGCGACAGCCTTTGCCGCTCCTTCCTCGGTCACCACGCCGTATTTGCGGGAAAGCTGCACATACTCTGCGATGCCGGCCGCGCCGCGCCGCAGGAACGGCAGCAGGTCTTCGGCCGCGCCACCGAGCAACGTCGTCGCCACGCGCGCCTGGAGGGCCGGATTCTTCAGCCGCGCGATCTTGTCGGCCAGCTCCGGCAGCACGTCGATCGCTTGCCTCGCGCCACCCTTCGCATCGCGAAAGCTGATACCGAGCGTGTTCATCATCACAGCGACTTCAGGGGCCCGCCCGGCGACGACATCCGTCAGCGCGTCGTTGAGGTGCGTCATGCCGCCTGTGAGGCTCTCGCCCGACGAGCCGGACAACCTGGCCGCTCCCTGGAGCGCCTGGAGCTGATCGGTAGTCTCCCCCGCCCGGCGTGCCGCATTCTGCAGCTTCTGCCCGAAATCGCCGAACACGGTCGACAGCCGCACCAGCCCGGCGACGCTGACCGCACCGGAGATCGCGGCGAGAGGTTCGACGATGCGCGAGATGCTCTGAAACGCCTGCAGGGCATAGCGGCCAAGGCGCTCAAAGCTCCGCCCCACCGACGCCAGCCCCGAAACATCCGCGAATTTGGCGATCGACCGCTGCAGCCGTTGCACCGGCCGCTGCAAGTCCGCGATCTTCTTGTTGATGGCATCGATCTGCTTGGAAGCCTGATCGACCGCGGTGATGGTGACCGCGAAGCCACTGGCCCTACCCGACATTGGCCATCACCTTCGCTTCCTCGCCTCCGCTTCCTTGGCGATCATCGCGTTGGCCTTCGCCGCCCACCAGACCATCTCGGTGCCAGTGACGCTTTCGGCCCACGCTGGGCTGCCGTAGAAGCGCGCCAGCTGCGGGATCAGCTCGGGCCAGTTGCGCGGCCACGCTCGATAAAACCCTCGAGATATTGCACCGCCTCATTGAGCTTGGAGATGGGCAGCATCTCGACGGCGATCACGGGCCAGTTCGATACGAAGGAAACGAGGTGGATGTTGTAATTGCGAATGCTCTCGGAGTTGATGCCGTTGCGCATTTGGCCCTCGGCCTTGCGGACCTCCCCGACGCGCGGCTCGCGCAGCGGCAGTTGGCTGTAGGTGCCCCCTTTGTGCGGGATGGCCGGATCGATATCGATGACCAGGGTGTCCGGCCGCGCCGGTGTCTCGTCCATTGTATCGCTCATGATGTCACCGCGCTTTCATCGACGTCGGACCCTTCGAACCGGATCTTGAAGGTGCCCTCCTGGGTGTTGACGGCGAGGTCCTCGCCGACCTGCCACATGCCGTCGCCCTCGATCGTCTTGCCGTTCGCCTGCTGAACGACGATCGTTGCATCGGTAAGAGCGTTGAGATCGGACACGTTGGCGTCCGCCCGGTCGCGGAGCGTCGCCTCGATATAGCAAGGCTGAGGCATTTCCCCGAAGCCTTCGACCCGGCTCTGGCCGCTCAGCGTCTCGCGCTTCACCTTCGACGTGCGCCAGGCGAGATCGCTGACGACGTCCCACGCGTCGCCATTGATCGTCATGGTGGCAATACCGGCAAGGCGCCGGTTCGTCGTTCCCGACATCAGTCCCTCCTGTTACGCCAGCCAGCCCTATGGCTGCGTGAACTGGACGTTCATTGCGATGACGATCAGCTGGTTGCCGAGCTGCACCGGTAGCAGAAGCGCAACAACGCCGCCGCCCTGGTTCTCGGCCTGCGCGTTTGCCGCGAACGCCGCCGGGTTCTGCACCAGGCCGACCGGCGCGCCCGGGGCGCCGTTGTTGGCGATCCTGCGATACTGCGCGACCACGCTTTGCAGGATGATCTGCGACGTAACCATTCGCGAGCCCGGCGGAATGCGCGAGCCGTCCGCGACCAGCTTCACCTGGTTGAACTGCGAGCCCAGCATCGTTTCGACGGCGCGGATGTAGGCCGCGAGCTGGTAGGGGACGTTCAGATTGAGGTAGCTGTTGTCCGGCGCACCCTGGCCGTTGAATTGATAGGTGGTGATCGCCCGATCCACCCGCACGACGCCCGAGTTGTCGACCTTGTAGGTCGACATTCCGTCGAACAACAGCGTCTCCCGCGCCGAGAACGGGTCGCGATCGGCGAGTGGGGGCGCCATGACATTGAGTGCCACCCCGGCCTGCAAGCCGCCAATGGGGATCGTCGGGTCCGCGCGAATGTTGACCGCCGAGGCCGCCGCAAAGTCCGTGGCCCATTGCCAGTCCGGCGACGGCGACCCATAGGCACCCATCGACGCCGCATGTTGGTCGTTGCGCATCGTCGACCAGGTCGTGCGCGCGGAAAGGGTGCCACCCTTCGCCGTGAACACGCCGCCGAATAGCTGCACCGACCAGTTCCACCGGCCCGCCGCGTCGCCGAGAAAAGCCTGGCAGGCGTTGAGGGATGTCGCGTCGTTGTACGGGCAGACGATGAAGTCGAACGGCTTGTCCGGCACGTTGGCCAGCGCCGTCGCGATGGTGGGATCGGTCGTGCCGCCGCTCGCCGCGGTGATCGCCGCGGTGACACCAGGCACGTTCGTGGTTCCCGGTTGGCCCTGGCCGCCGGCGGTCCCGAGTGGCGAGAGCACCAGCGTGCCCTGATTTCCCATCGTGCCCTTGTTGACGGCGGTCAAGGTCACAGCACCGGCCGACGCGGCCGCCGTCCAGAACAGCGGATTGCCGCCCGGCGTGGTCCAGCCGTTGATGGCCGTTACCGCCAGCGCCGCGATCTGCGATGCGGTATTGCCGGAATTGACCGCGACCGGCACGAAATTCCCGTCGACATAGAGCGGGACGACGCCGTTTGCCGTCGCCGTTCCGGTGAACGTGATAACCATCGTCGCGGCGGCCGAGCTGCCGGCATCCGACATCGGCAGCACCCACAGTTCGCCAACAGGGTCGAGCGCTCGCCAGCGCTCGACCATCAGCGAGGCAAGCGAGCCGATACCATAGCTGACGCGCGCATCGCCGGTCCCCGCCGAGATCACCGCCTGGCCGGGCGTTGCGGTTCCGGCGGCGGTCATCTGGCCAAGGATCAACCCGCGCTGGTTGACGGTTCCGGTATTGGCCTGGGATGGATCGACGGCGGCGAAAACGCCGGGAACGCGGTTGTTGCTCGGATAGCCGGGGATGTAGATCGAATTGCTATCGGACATGGGCCGCTACCCCTCCCCTGCAGGTCGTTCATGCGCCGGGTCGGCGAGTTGAGCCTCGGCCTGGACAGGATCGATCGCGGCCGGCGACGCATCGGCTTCTGCGGCCGCTGGAGGATCGGCGCGGACCACGTCGCCGTGGTTGAGCATCCAGTGCCAGAAGGACGTCTCTGGCACATCCATGCCCTCATCCGGTATCAGCTCGTGCGTGCGTGGCACGCGCACCCGAAGCAGCTTGCCGGGCCTTTCCGTATCGACCCCTGGCTTGACGAACATGCGCGGTCTCCTGTCAGGGCGCCGTTTGCGATGGCGGAAACTGAACGCCGAATTTGACCGGATTCGACACCGGCGATGCGCCCGGAATGGTCCCGGTGATCGAGACAAGATCGTCATAAGGCGGCTGCCAGCCGTCCGCGCCCGTGACGGTCGTGTCGAGACCGAATTCGAATTGGTAGAAGAAACGCGCCCGGTCGAATGAGCCCTCGGCGGGGAACTGAGCCCCGGCGTAGTAAATCCCGCGGGTTTCCCGGTTTGCCGCCGGGTTCGCAGGATCCCAATCCGGCCGCCAGTTGAGTATCGCGCGCCATATCGCTGCACGAACCGTATCGACATAGGCGGACGCGGCCTGCCCACGCCGATCGGCAAGATCGGTCACGCCGCCGACCAGCGTTGTATCGAGCACACAGATGACGCCGATCTTCTCGTGGATGATCTGCCAGCTGTCGGTCATGGAATTGTTGGGCTCGGCGTCTTCGCCGAGGTGAACAACGTAGGCTGCCGGCAGCGGGAGCCAGACCTGGTCGCTCACGCCGTATGCGTAACCCGCAGCGCCCGCGACATTGCCACCGAAGATCGGCGCCAGTGATCGCAGCTGCGCGATGATGACATTGATGTTCACGACGGATCGTCCGCGCCCGGCATCACGCCCGCATTCGGACGAACTTGATGTCCTCATTGAGGGACAGGCGCACCCGCCGCGCGATCGATTCCTCCCTCGCCGCGAGTGCCACCGTGAGAAACGGGCGCGGCGCCAGGACCCGTCTGCCGACAAGCTGGATCAGACGCCCGCGCCGGCGCACATTTCGTTTGCCCTTCGCGTCCTTCCTGCCTGACCCGACGCCACCTTTTGCTCCCCCTTCGAGCATAAGCGAGTAGAAGGCGGTGTCCCGGATGACCACTCCTTCCCCGTCCTTGAACGGTCTCGCAACGATGCTCCCGGCGAGGAGGCCACTCTTGCTGACAGGCGCACTACCGGAACCGGATGCCTGGTATTTTCCGCCCCCTTTCAACCGATAGACGCGGCCCGAACCCGCGCTCCTTCGCACGAGCTGCCTCGCGACCGCAGCGACCTCGCCTCCCGCCGCGCGCATCACGGCGCGCAGCTTCACCTTCGAATAGGCCAAATGCCCAGGTCCGACCGATATCGTGATGCCGATCACTGGCGCATCTCCAATTCCGCTTCGATCTCAAGAAATCGCTTGCGCCCGTCGACTTCCTTCACGCGGCGGACGCGGAAGGTCTCGGTTCGGACCGACCCGTCGAGGCGCGTGCTTCGGCGCACGATGATGTGCGTCTCATCGATCCAATCGAGCCATCGCAGCCTGATCTTATGAGTTATCGGCCGATCGGTTTGCTGACCGGCCAGATACGTCATTGGGCCAATCGGCTGCACATCGGCCATCACTGCCATGAGATCGGTCGGGGTCTCCGATATCGTCGCCGTCCCTGATGCGGTCTGCTCGCGGGTTGCGATCACTACTGGCCAGCGCAGTGACCCGATGCGGACCGCGTTCGGATCGGGCCTATCCGCCAAGGAACTGAAGCCTGTCGCGGTCGAGTAGCCATTGCGCCGCCTGAGGCATTTCCGCCGCGGCGTCGCCACGGTTTTCGTAGAGGAACGCCGCGGTCATCATGATCGCGTTGACGATGTTCTGCGGCACAGTGCCGGGCTTCCCATAGCCCGCCCCGAACGCCACCTGGATATGCTGCAGCTTCGTCCAGCGCAGCGTACTTCCGCCGGTCAGCGGCGTCTCTGGCCCGATCGTCAGGCGCGCCGGCGTCAGGTCGAGATCCGCCACATAACCAGTGATCGGCGCCAGCGGCGTGATTGGAAGAGCCGCGGCGGCGATCGTCGTGGTGTTGCCCCACACATCGAGCGCGACGACGGAAGCCACCTCCGTGACCGGCGCCCGCGGAAGCTCCAACGGGCCGCGAAGCCTGCTCTGGTCGCGTCCGGACATGGGGTCGGGCAGCATGGTCCAGAGCAGCTTCTGGGAGATCAGTGCCCGGCTAAGATACCCCTCCGCCATCATCCGGGCCGCCGTCAGGTAGCCGGCGAGCAGGACGTCGTCCGAGTCCTGATCGATCCGGCAGTGGCGCTTCAGGATTGGCAGCGACACCGGCTCGTCGCTTGGCTCCGTCGTCACCTGCAGCGTTGTTCGCATCTGCGTTCTTCCGCGATGGAGCCGGGAGGTCGCGCGTCAGATAGTCGCCCTTGCGCATCATGGCCTAGATTTGTTCGCTTCGTGTCACGAGGTTCACGGTCGCGGCCGCCACCTGGTTGACTGGCGATCCAAGAGTGCCGCTGCGCACCTTGACCATGTTGATTCCGCGCCAGTCGTAGTTCGGGCGATTGGACAGCATGATGAAAGTCCCGGCGCCGGCCGTTATCTCGATCTCGTTTCCGGAGTCATCGTAGAGTTCCTGCCAGGTCGTGCCGCCGTCGGGGCTTACCTGGAACGTCAGCAGGGCCGCCGTCCAGGTCGCCGGCATCGAAATGCCCACCAGCGTGAACGCGCCGAGCGACACCTGCCCCGACAAGGATTGTCCGGCGCCGATCGCTGCCGGGTTGAGCGTAAGGCCAATGAGGAACATGGCTTACTGCCGGTTCATCCAAGCCCGGACATAATCGATCGTCAGCGTCGCCAGACCGGTCCCGCTCGGCTTGTAGACACCGAGATAGGGCTGCAGAACGGCCAGCGTTCCAGTCGCTGCGAAGTTGATGGATCCTGCCGCGTTGACGCGGGCCCCATCGATATGAAACCCGACATCGGCCGGGTTGGACGCATCGATCCGGTATTGATGCCAGTCCGTCGCGCCGACGGTGACGCCGCTCGCGATCGACGTCGTCGTTACGCCGTCAAACGCGGTGATCAGCACGGCGCCGTTCGCCTGGGCGCTGAACTCCATATAGCAGGTGTTGTTTTGCGGCCCGTCGATCCAGGCCGAGGCAACACCCCAGACCGCCTGTACACCGGAGGCGCTCGGCACCACGGTAAGCTGTGCGCGCGTCTCGAACACGAGACCCTTGGTGCAATCGAGGCCGAGATTGTCGCCCCAATAGAGTACGCAGTCTTCCTTCTCGCTCGTTGCGGCCAGTGTGCAGGCGACCTGGCCCCCGATAGCATTCGCCACGCCGGCAAGGGTCGGCGGACCGGCACCGACGATCTTCTTGACGAACTCGAATCCGACCACGGCCGAGCCGGCCGCCGGAATGGTTACCGCGGCCTCGCCGAGGAAGTCCTGGTAGAAAACGATCGGCGCAACCGGCAGCACATATTCGTACTGCTGATCCTCGAAGAAATTGAGGACGCCAGCGCGATATTTGGAACGCGTCGTCATTGAAGTCTCCTAACCGACCGCGCGCGGCGGTCGTTCCTGAGGAACGGTTTCGGAGGCCAGGTGTCAGGTGTAGGTCGACGGCGCGGACGCGCCCTGGATCGCCTGCCAGACGATCAGTTCGGCTCGCGTGATGTTGGCCGCATTCGATGCGCCGGTGGACAGGGCGATCGTGCTGAAGCCGTTCGCGATGTCCATGCACATTTCGGGCGTGATTTCGAACACCACGATCTTGTTCTTGAGGGTCGCCGACGTGGTGAACGTCGCCGCGGCCACCTGCACCACCAGCGCGTCGCTGACCGACGTGTCGGCGTCGAGCCAGATCGGCATGGCGCCGACCGCCTTCGAGCCGGTGCCACTGACGTCCTGACCCTGCAGAACCGACAGCAGGACGGTGGCGGCGTTGCCTTGGTTGACCTCCGCGACGATCCACGCCTTGAGCGCGTTCTTCAGGTCCCGGTATCCGCTGGTGCGGCCCGCGGCATCGGCCGCCGGCGGCAGCAGCGATACCGGCGGAAACTGATACGGCATCGAGATTTGGCGAGCCATGTCAAGGAACTCCCGCCGCCCCCCGAAGCGGCAAACGATGCGGACCGCGGCGGGGAACCGCGCCCGTTATCAGGATCAGCGGCTGGCGAGAGCGATGAACGGGCTCTTGGTGTTGGCGCCCTTGAACGGGGTCAGCGGCAGGCTCCACATCGGCTTCCCGTCGACGCGGTAGGTGATGCGGAACACCATCTCGTCGGTCAGGAACGCGACATGCATGCTGGTCGCGGCCTGCACGCCGTTCTTGTCGACCAGCATGTATTGCGACAGATCGGCCAGCAGGATGTCGCCCACGGTGCCGAGCGTGCTGTTGTACTCGGTCCAGACCACCTCGCGACCATAGAGGGTCGAATAGGGCGTCCCGCTCAAGCCGCCCGGCGGCAGGTAGACGAGCTGGCCGCCGGTGCCGACGGCCTGGTTCATCTGCATGAGCTGCGGCAGCGCGTCCTGATTGATGAACCATGTCGCGTTGCGCATCGACCTGGCCCACATCCGGGCCCACATCCCGTCGATGTTTTCCTTGACGATCGTCTTGGTCGCCTGGCCGGTCTGGATCGGCAGCGTGATCAACGCCGGGCTGTTCATGACGCCGAGCGGAATGCCGGCGCCCTTCCCCTCGAAGATCGCGTCCTCGGTCATGAACATGATTTCTTCGGAGAACGCAGTCGCCGCGATCGAGGTCAGCGCGGTCGAATCCTGCAGCAGCTCGTCGGTCGTATACATGACCGACATCAGCTTCTTGAGGTCGAACTCGATCACGCGGAACTTCGGCTTCGTCGGCGTCACGCTCGTGCCTTCGCCGACCCAGTAGGACGCGACGCCGCCCCAGCGGGACCCGGTCGCGCGGCTGGTTTCGTCGACACCCGGGATTTTGATGCCGTTCGCATTGGCGCTGATCGGAAGCTTGCTGACCCGGCTCAGGATCTCGCCCATGTCATGCGCGAGCATGAAGATCGAAGCGGCGAAGTCGATCTGCACCAGGAAGCCGCCCCCGGTCGGATCGACCTCGGACGCCCCTGTCGGAGCGCGAACCAAACGATTGTCCGTATCGCTGCCCTTGCTCATGTAGTGCTTGAACACGGACTGAAGCTGCTCGCCGAGGCTCCGGAACCCGGTATCGGCGCGGGGCGTGAACTCGAAGCCCTTACGCGCCAGAGCCAGATAATCCTCGAACCCCTTCAGGCGGCCAGGGCGCGGATCCATGGCCCGCACCTGGGAGAGCGTGCGCTGTGAGGGGTTGATATCCGACACGTCGGTCGGATCCGCGCCACCGCCGAGAACCGGCTTGGCGAGCGCCGCTGAACGCCGCTGCGCCGCCTCGAGGTTTCGAATGTGCGTCTCGAGCGAATCGCACTCCTTTTCCTTCGCGGCATAGGCCTTCGCATCGCCCGAGAGGGTTGCGAGTTCATCCACCGCCGTGCCCAGGGCCTGGCGGAGCGACAGCAGCGTGCTCATTGAGGGTTGGCTCCGTTTGGAACTGCCTTGCCAAAGGGCGGTGTGGCAGGAGCGGCGACCCGGCGTGCCGGATCGGACCGGTGGGCTAGGCTGCAGCGAGACGACGCCGGCGCGCCTCGGCACGGCGAAGGCGCTTGGCGGTGTCATCATCGGGATCCGGATCGGTCGGTGGATCGCTTTCCGGATCCGCGTCATCGAGGGCGTCCACGACGCCATCCAGATGGTCCATGGCTTTGGCGTAATGTCCCATTGCCTCGGCTTGGAACGCCTTCGCGGTGCGCATGCACTTGTGCGCCATACGGATCGCGTCTTCGTGGGCCAGCGGCGGCTCATCCCCGCCTGGGTCATCATCGGCGCGCGCTATCCGCAACAGCCGGCGCAGCCGCCTGATCGCCTTCTCGTCGTCATCGTCTCCAGCCGCTTTGCCGCCGCCGTGTACGGAGCATTGCGCCGGATCGATCATTCCGCAGGTTTCGTCCTTGTCGCGCCCGCAGTCGCCCACCGGACCGTCCTCGGGCGCCTCGCCTGCCTTGGCGCCGGCGCGGGGCTTCGTGGGCTTGGGCATCGTTGGTTCCTTTGCGGCTTTGCGGAGGCGTTGCAGTTCGGCTTTCGGCACCATGACTTTGCCGCCGCCATCCAGGAGCTTTTCGGCCCATTCTGTGAGCGGCCTGAGGTCGATACCCTTCGCGCGCGCCTCGGCGAGTGCGTTTGGATTGGCCGGGATCGGGCAGAGCGAGATCTCGAGCAGCTGCTGGCGCTTGAAGTCGATGCCCCAGCCGCGCTCTGGGTCGTTCTCGACGAAGCTGTACTCGATCGGCAGGAACCCGACGGACACGGCATTCAGGAAGCCGCCAACCACCATCTGAAAGATGGTCTCCGCGAACGGATAAGTTTCGGGCGGAATGAACTCAATATCGCCCATGAGGCGGCCGCCCTTGACGGCGACGTCGTGTGACCTGCCGATCGGCGGCTGCATGCTGTCATGCGCCCAGAGCGCGACGGGGTTGGCGGCGTAGTCGGTGATATCCCAGCCTTCCGGATCGATCGTGTCACCCATCCGATCGACCGACCCGTCGCTGAAGCAGAACCGCCGGCGCCGGTCCTCACCTGCGACCTGCTCGGAAGGCAGCGTCGACAGGCGAAATACGCCGCCGACGGGCGTCCGCTTTTCGCGCGCCGCCTTGCGGAATTCCGCAATGCTGATCAATGCGGACATCCGTCAGGCGCCAAGCATCTCATGAATAAGATCGACCAGCTCGACCACTGCGCCGGCCGTTTCGCGATGATCCCCGTTCATGCCGTGCTTGAGACGCCCCGAGATCCCGTCGAGGCGCGTACGAAATGCGGCGACGCGCTTCTCGTGAGCAGTCGGCTCGGAAAGGGCTTCCTCGCTCTTTTCGTCCAGCGCGTCGGGGCCCTTGGGCGCGAGGTCGGTCGCTTCGGTCGGCCGTTCAGCGACCGTATCCGTCGGCTTTTTGCCGTCGGCACCGTCTGCCGGTGCCTCCTTATCGGTCGGCGCATCATTTTCATCGCTCATATCGGATCTCCCTCACACGCCTGGCGCTGGATCGTCGGCGGGATTGCGCTCGGCATCGCCGTCGCCTCCCTTGCCGGGCTTTCCAGTCTGGTCACTGCCGTGGCCGCTCGTGCTTGCATCGGTCGGAACCCAACCAAGCGGCGCGACATTGGTCGGCTGCAGGATGCTGTTGCCGTTCGGATCGTCCGGCAGCCCTTCGCCGCGGCGCGCCTCGTTTGGCGTCATCCACGGCGCGCCCACGCCCTGCCTGTAGGCCGTATAGCGGGACATGAGATCGGCCTTCACGAAGTGGCCGTAATCCCAGTCACAGAACAGGTCGATGCCATCGAGCCCGAAGAATTTCTCCAGCTTCGCGGTCCATCGGCCGCAGTAACCGCTGATCGGACCGTTCAGATATTGCTGGCCCATCTGGACCATCGCCGGGCCTTCGCTCTCGCCTTCGATCGCCAGCTTGTAGGGCGGCACATCAAAGGCGCGCGCGATATCCCGTATCTGGAAGTTACGCGATTCGATGAACTGGCTGTCGACCATCGTCAGGCCGAGCGGCAGCCATTTGAGGCCCTGCTCGAGGATCGCCGTGGCACCGGAATTGCGCGGGCCAGCCTGCAGGCGCTGCCATTCCTCCCGGAGCTGCTCCCGCACTTCCTTGCTGGCAAACTTCTGCTCGGTCGAAAGCACGCCGCCGGTCCGCGCGCCCTGACCCACGAACCGTGCCTGGTGCTGTTCGAGGCCGATCGAAAGTCCGACCGATTCGCGGATCATCGCCAGACGCGAGGAGCCGAGCAGGGAATTCCACATCGGCATCCAGCGGATGTGCAGCATGTCCTCCGATGGGATCAGCAAGGGCTGATCGCGCAGCATCGCCATCTCGTGGAGACCGTTGCGCGTTACGGCGTAGAAATACTCTCCGGAGGGCGCTTCAAAGAGCCCGACCCGGTCCGGATGGATCGGCACGAGGTAGAGCGGAACGCCGCGCCCATTCCGCACCGCAACGGCGTAACCATTTCCGCGCAGAACCAGCGACGCCTGCAGCATCTCCTTGAATTCGAAGGCGGTCTGCCAGTCGTTCGGATCGCGCAGCAACCGATGCAGCGGATGGTCGACGGCCGGCTCTTTCCCTCCGTTCGGCAGCTTTCGAAAGACCCCCAGAGGAATCTTCGCGACATCCTCCGAGAGGATCGACACGCAAGCCATGACGGCGACATGCCGCATGGCGCTGTTCATGTTCACGGGCACGCCGGCGTTGGAAGGCCCCCAGTCGCCGTAATCGCCCCACAGACGCTCATCGCCGGCGTCACCGGCCGCGCCGGACCGGCGGCTCGCGAAATCAGCTACGCGAGACCAGAAGCCCATTCAACGCTCCTGATCAGGAAAGGATCAGGAGACCTCTCCCGTCCGCATAGATGCCCTCTTCGAGTGGCGCGATGGTCGCGCCACCATGCGCCATGACGGCCGCGACGATGCCATCGATCTTGTCCGCTGCCTTTGCCTTCGTCGGCTTGATGTTGCCGGCAGCGTCACGCTCCACCGATGCATTCCGCGCCATCCAGGCTGCCACCGGATTGTTGCCGTGCTCGAGCCCGCAAGACGCAACCAGGCGCTCGAAGCTCTTCGCGGCCGGTGACATCGACAGATAGCCTTGCCCGAACCAGTTCACCGGCAGCCCGTGCTTGTCCTTCAGGTCGATCGCAAGCTGGCTGGCGTTGTAGCGGTCGATCCCAAGCCACGCGAGGTTGAACGCCGATGCATCCTCGAGGATCGCCGCGTGGATGTGATCATAGTCGACGACGTTGCCGGGCGTCAGCGTCAGCGCGCCGGCGTCGACAAACGAGCGGTAGCGCATCTTCCGCGCGAGCGGTTGGTCTTCGACCGTGTCCATCGGCAGCCAGAAGCGCCAAAGGAACGTCCACCGGCCGTCCTCCGGCTCAACCGGCGGAAACGCATGGCACAGCGCGGACAGATCGCGGGTAAGCGACAGGTCGAGGCCGCTCCAGCAGGCACGCCCTTTCATCCGCTCGGGTAGCTCGCGCCACAGTCCAGGGTTCGTGGGTTCGGCCGTGCAGCCGCGCCAGCCCATCTCGTCCATCGGCAGCCAGCGCGTGGTCTGTTCGGTCCATATGTTCAAATGGAACCGCTTGAAATCATTTTCCTGCCGCGGCGACCGCGCGGCTTTCACCGCCTCCGCGCGCATATATTCCGGCTTGACCGAAACGCCGTAGTTCGGATTGGCCGCGCGCCAGGTCGCCTCGTCCTTCCACTTTTCCTCGTCTGGGGCGGCGAAGATGACCGGCAGAAACGTGGGGTCGGTCACCTCGCCGCGCTGCACCTGCAGGGCCAGCTCGTGCATCTCCCAGGCATAGCCCTCGCCGGAGATGCCGGCCGTCGTGATGTAGACCTCCAGCGGCTGGCGACGCGCGGCGGTGCCCTTGTGAACGACATCGGCAAGATCGCCGTTTGACCACTCATGCACCTCGTCGCCGATCGCCGCCGAGGGACTGAAACCGTGCTTGCCCGTCGGGCCGGCCGATAGGGGCTTGAACGCTGCGACGAGTTGGGGACAGAAAATGCTCGTCTTATAGACTTCGAGGTCCCGGCGCAGGGGCTCCGATCCGTTGACCATAACGCCGGCCTTGTTGAAGACAATATTGGCTTGATTCTTATCGACGGCCATCGAATAGACTTGGCCGCCCATCTCTGCATCGCCCAGCAACGCCAGCAGGGAAACGCCGGCTGCAAGCTCTGTCTTCCCGTTCTTCCGTGGGACCTCCAGCCAGACAATCCGGATCAGCCTCGAGCCGTCCGCCCGTTTCCATCCGAAAGTGGGCCGGATGACGCGATCACGCTGCCAGTCGGCAAGCACGAAGGGGCGCCCGGCCCATTCCGCCTCGGTGTGGCGGAGGTATGTCGGGAAGAACTCGCAGGCAGCTTTCGCCGAGGCCTCGTCCCAATAGGCGCCGAACGCCTCTCCGCCCGGCGGCATGGGCGGGATCGTGAAGCCGGCCGTCATCAGTGCAGCTTGGACGGCCCCAACAAGCCGATCGCGCTCTCAGGCGGCGGTGCTGGCGGCGTGGGGCCGTCGGGATGGGGCGTCGCCCCCGGATTGGGCGGAAAAGGCAGAGCAGGCTGTCCCTGGGCCAGGCGGAGCATGATCTGTTGGCGGGCTGACGGCGACAGTCCGAATCGGTCCTCGAGCTCGGTCAGGCGCCGCGCCAGTCGCTCCTCGACGATGAACAGCGGGTTGATCCGCTGCATCTTGCCGTGCGCGCTGTCGGTCCAATAGGTCGCACCGGCCTTGGTCAGTTTCTGCCGGACGTCCCAGAACCGCGCTACCGCATCGCAGTAGCGCGCGAACGCCTGGCGATCGGTCGGCCGCAGGAAGTTCATGCGCTCGAGTTCGGGCGCTGTCTGGCGCCACACCGAGAGTGCCGCGGCCGTCAGCTTTCCCGGCGGCTTCGTCGCGCTTGTGACCTTGGCAGCAGCCTTGTCGGCGTCAGTTGGCGTCGACGGCGCGATAGCACGTTTACCGGGATTGCCCTTCGCCGCCTTCAGCGCGTCAGGTTGTGGCCGCCGTCCGCGCGTCATGGGCATCGGCCAAGAGCTTTGGCCCTCCAAAAAAAGTTTTCCGAATTTCGCGGCGTCGCGCGCGCACCGGGGATGCGGTCCGCAAGCCGGATGGTCGTTTGGATCGAGACCCCCTATGGGGGGCTGCCGCGGCCCCGGGGTCGATCGCCGGCGGTCCGGGCGTTGTGATGGCTCTCGCAGAGGGTGCGCAGGTTGGCGTGGTCAAGGCGCAGGTCAGGCCGATCGGCGATCGTCTCGATGTGGTCGACCGCGAAGCCAGCGGTCACGATGCCCTCGGCCTCACAGAACCGGCACAGCGGTTCCATCCGCAGATGCGCGTCGCGCACCTTCTCCCAGTCACGATCGTAGCCGCGTGACGATGCCGAACCGCGCCGCATGTCATGGGCACGCCGCGTCTGCGCGGGCGTCACGCCAAACGGCCGAAAAGTCGGCGGCATCGTCGGCATCAGATGAGGCTGACCTGATCATGCCGAAGCTCGACCGTCGCCGCGTGACCGAAGATCTCGGTGAGGATCCGCAGCCGCTTCTTGTCCGACCACTGGCAAATGCCCGCGAAGGATGCGAACGCGCCTTCCTCGATCTTCACTGTCTGTCCCTCGCGGACGCGCCCCGTCGGAAACGGCGTCGCATCGTCATCGATGACGCCGTCACCCGCGCGACCAAGCGCGATCAGGCGCTCGACCTCGCCGACACGAGCAGGCGTCGGCATTTCAGACGTTGGCCCGAGAAGACCCTTGACGTTCGGCAGCGAAGCGATGCGTCGCCATCCAGGCGCAGCACGATCGAACTCGACCAGCACAAAGCCCGCGATCAGTAGCGCGATGATAGGAAGCCGAGCATTCCGCTTGGGTTTCCGGGAGTAGTCGACGAAGCGCGGAAGGTGACACCTGAAACCGAGGTTCGCGATCGCCGCATAGACGTCATACTCGGAGCGGAGGTCCGTCTCGACCGCGTACCAGCGAAGGCCGGCATTATCGACTGCAACAACTGGCACGTCTGCCCTGCGCGCGCGGCCAGCGCCGATGCGCACGCCGCCAGAATTCGACCGAGCGCCGCCTGAATTTGGCCGTGGGCCGCCCGCATTCGGTCGCGCACCGCCGGCGTTCCTGCGCGCCCCGCCCCAACCAATCTTGCTGCTGCTGCTGATTTCCGGCTTGACGGGATCAAAGCTACCGCACTCCAGGGTGTTTTCCCCAAGAGCGCGTGGCGAGCCGGACGCGACCATTATCGAATCGGTTTCCAGTGCGCAAGTGGTTTTCATGCCGCAGCTCCTGCTAGGACAGGCGCCACCGGCGGCGCGCCGAGGCAGCCGTCAGCCACGTAACGTTCATATTGCCTGTTATAGACTGCAAAGATCGCCTCACGTTGCGGGTCCAATGTCGACGCAGATGGCTTGGAAGCCCCGCGAATTTTCATCTCATCGCGCACGGCCTGGGTGAAATATCCAAGCGTTGATGGGGTGCGATACGAGCCGCGCGACGCGACTCGGCACACCACATCGCGAAGCAGCTCCGGCGTCGCGCCCGCCAGGAGCCACTCCTTCACCGGCCCGAAATTGTACGTGCCGCGCGCCGGATCGAAACCCGCCAGCTCGGCGAGCTCGGCACCCAGTTCGGCGAACCCAGCAGCTGCTTGTTTGCTTTCTTCATCAGCAAAGGAAGAAGCAGCAGCCGCACGCACGCGAGGCGGGTTATCCGGAACGGTTTCCGGTTCGGTTTCGTGGGTTTTGTCGCGATCGGTTCCATGCACGCTCATCAATGGCAGCTCGCGCTGGCGCATGCGGCGCTCCCGCGCCTGTTCTGGCGTTTCGCCGCGGCGCGGCCGGCCGCCGAAACCGCCGTTCTCCCGCGCCGCCAGGCCGCGCCGCGACGGCTCCGGCACGGCCGGCAGGCACAGCACGCCGTCGGCGCGCTGGATTATCAAACCGGTTTCCAGAAGGGTTCCGAGTTGGGTTTCCACGTCGGTTTCCGGCATGGAAACCATCAACGCGATATCCCTCGCGGAACCCACGCGCGAACCCAGCAGGAAAACCCCCGGCTCCGGCAGTTTCACGAGCTGATCGGCCAGCGAAAGCCACAGCCACCGCGCGGCCGCCGGCACGACCTTCAGCCTTGGGTCCGTGCGCATCGCATCGATCAGCCAGTCGCATGCACAGCGTCGTCCCATCACGCTTCTCCCCTCGTCGGCGGCCAGGTCAATTCGGATACCAGCTTCGCGCCGCCCGGCTCCCAGAGCGGCGGCCGCTCGATCTCCGGCGGCGGCATCACGGCCGCGACGACGCGACCGACCACCTGGACGGGGTCCGATACGTCGCGGCCGATCCGCGCGCCGATCACCAGGCCGCGCTTGATGCCTTCCATCAGCCCGCGCAGCAGAGCCGGCGACGCGCCGGCGGTGATGGAGCACAGCATGTCGAGATCGTCGTCCGAGAACACGAACGGCAGCCCGTAGCGCCGCAGGATCGCGAAGCGCTCATCATCACCGGGCAGATCCACCATGATCTGCAGGTTGAACCGTCGCCACAGCGCCGTATCGAGATCGGCCGGCCGGTTCGTCGCGGCGACCAGCAGCCCCTGGAACCGCTCGATATGGCGCAGCAGCACTGTCATGACCGAGTTGCGCCCGTTGTCCGCGCCACCCTGGTTGTTCTTGCTGCGACTGCCGCCGATCGCTTCGACCTCGTCGAGGAACACCAGGCACTCGACCTCCGTCTCGGCCAGGGTGCGGAACAGCTTGTCCACTTGCTGCTCACTCTCGCCCAGATATTTGGAGAAGATCGACTCCGCGCCGACCAGCAGCATGGGAATGCCGATGCGCGCCGCCAGATGGTGCGCCAGCGTCGTCTTGCCGCAGCCGGGCGGGCCATGCAGCAGAGCCGTGCTGCGCGCCTTCAGCCCAACGGCCGCAAGCTCCTCGGCCGCGCGCAGCTCCGCGAGCCATTCGAACACGGCACCGCGCGCGCCTGGCGCCAGGATCGGTTCCTCGGCCTCGTGCGGCTCCAGGATCTCGCCGAACCGGTCCATGGCCCTTCGCAGCTTCGTGGCAGGCGATTCGCTGCGCGAGCTGCGATCGCCCGATCCCATTCGATACCCCGAGGACGGCATGCGTTAGGTGCCCCCCGGCGGCGCGGGTGGCGGCGGCGCACCCTTTGGCGGCTTGGTCCGTCGAAAGGCCGCCGGCACGTCCATGCCGTCGGACGCCGACGCCGCGCACCATCCCTCGTCCCACGCGCCACGGCGCGCATCGCCGGCGGGATGCGGGTTCTCGGTGACACGCTTGCCGGCCTTCGCCGCAGCCGCGCCCTGCGCCTTCGCAGCCAGCAGATCCTCCGGCGTCGCCGGAGGCGGCGACAGCGGCAGGGAAGGGTCGGGATCCGGCGCGCCGTCGGTCCCAGACGAGGGCGCGCCGTCGGCCGGCGCCGTGCCCGGTGCAGGCGGCGGATTGTCGGACTTCTGCTGCATCAGCCGCCGCCGCGCCGCATCGCCCAACGGCGTGCCGTCCAGCATGCCCAGCGCCGCCCGGTAGATGTCCAGCATGGCGCGCTCTTCCTCGCGCGCTGTCTCGTCCATGCGGCGCTCTCGCACCATGGCGCGCATGTATTTCGGCTCGAAACCCTCTTTCTTGGCGTCGGCGTAGATCGCCGATATGTCGTCGGCCAGCGCCCGCTTTTCCTTCTCGAGCCGCTCGATCCGCTCGATGAACGATAGCAGCCGTTCGCTGTTTTTCTCCGCCTTCATCGATCCCCCCCGTCCACCGCAAGGTCGGTGAACCACACGTTCTCATCGGAAAACGCCAGCTGCTTGGTGCCCGTCGCACCCATGCGCTGCTTGGCGATGATGACCTCGGCCCGCCCGCGCGCGGCAGCCTCGGCCGCTGCCCACACACTCGAACGGTTGCTGACGCTCTCTTCGGATTCGCCGGGTCGCCGCTTCACCGGCATGCGCGTCAGGTAGTAATGCTCGCGATACAGGAACATCACGACGTCGGCGTCCTGTTCCAGGCTGCCGGACTGTCGAAGATCGGCCATGCCCGGCCGCTTGTCCTCGCGTCCTTCCGGCCCGCGGTTGAGCTGCGCCAGCATGAGCACTGGCACATCCAGGTCGACCGCCAGCGCCTTCGTCTCCATCGACAGCCGCGTGTACCGCAGCGTCTCATTGTCGCTGCGCTCCAGCTCCGGCACGCGCAGCAGCCCGAGGTAATCGACCACAACAAGGTCAAGGCCGCCGCGGCGCTTCTCACGCCGCGCGCGGCTGCGAATGGCCGCAATCGTTCCGGCGCGGCATTCGTCGATGATCAGATGCCGCGTGGTCATGGCGCGCTGGGCCGCGACCATCAGGGCGATGTGCTGATCGTCGATCGGATTCCAGACGAACTGGCCGGTCGCGGTCCGGTCGCGCAGCCGCCCGCGCTCGGCCGCCGTCCCGGGCACGGGCGCCAGGCCGGCGGTCAGCTTTGCGCCGATGGCGATCTGCGGCATCTCCCGCGTCACGAACAGCACACGCGCGCTGGCCGACGCCGCGCCGACAGCCATGCCAAGGGCGAGCGTGGTCTTGCCCATGCTCGGCCGCGCCGCAAGCAGCACGAAATGGCCGCCGCGCCATCCGCCGGTGATGTCATCGAGCTCGCGATACCCGGTGGTGACGCCGACCAGGCCGCCGGGCCGGCTGCTGTTCTTCACCGCCGCATCGATCGCCTGCGACATGCTCTCGTGTGCCGGCAGCGCCTTCTCGCCCGGCGTCAGCCCGTCCGCCAGCATGAACAGCGCGCTTTCGGCCTTCTCCTGGATCTCCTGCGGCGATTTCTCCGGATCGGCGCCGAACGCTTCGTCGACCATCTCGACGCCGATCGCGATCAGCTTGCGCCGATGCCAGCAGTCGAAAACCGCCTTTCCATATTCGCCGGCGTTGATGATGCCGACCATCGCTGCCAGCAGCTGCCCGAGATAGGCGACGCCGCCGACGTCTTCCAGCACGCCGCTACCTTCAAAGACACCCTTCAGGGTAATAGCATCGGCCACGCGCCCCGCGTTGATCAGCGCGGCCGCCGCTTCGTAGACGCGACCGTTGACCGGATCGGCGAAATGCTCCGGCCGCAGGAAATCCGAGACGCGATCAAACGCATTGTTGTTCGAAAGGATCGCGCCGAGCAGCGCCTGCTCGGCCTGCAGGTTCGCCGGCGGCGTACGCTGCGATATGCCGTAAAGTGGGCTTCTCATGGGATGATCGAGCGGTGCGGCTGATCAGGTCAGGCCGCGCGCGCCCGGCCGGAAATCAACTGGAATGGCGGCAGGCCGGCCTTCTCCCGAAGCTTGTTCACCCCCGGCAACTCGCGTGGTGAAGCGACGCTGACGCCGACCGTCAAGGCCCAGCGCATGACGGTTTCGAAGTCGGCCTGAACGGCGACAAGAGTCGGTGACACCGGGCCCGGCGCGCCAGCCGACGGTCCGGAACCATTCCGTTCTGCCCCGCGCGGCTGCTGAAGGCCGAGATCCCGCGCCTTCGTAGCGAGCCCCATTTCCGAGGCAATGGGCTTGCCAGGCAACCTGTTCAGATGGTCGAAAAGAACCCGGCGTTTGGTGCGTCCATATTCTTTTCGCAAGAGAGCCGTGCGCTCCGGCGTCCAGACGCCCCCCCCCGAAGAAGCCGCAGCCGGCCGGGCGACTTTGTTACGTTCGCCGGCCGGCTGCGCAGTTGGGGGAAAAACGTCCACGGATGCCTGCATAGATCCGGCAGGCTCGGCCCGCGCCGGCTCTGGCGTGCCGGCGAAGTTCGGGGTTTCGGGAACATGCGCGCGGCTCAGCGCGTCGCTTTGCAGCCGCACCAGATCGTCAAGGGCGTCGGCGATGCGCTCGATCAGCTGCAGCAGCACGGGCGCCGCTTGGACCGTGACCGCGACTTCAATCATGCCGCGAATTCCTCCCGCAAAAGGGGGCGGCGTTCGTAACCCTTCTTGCAATGATCCTCGCACCAGCGGCCGGCTGCCGGCGCTTCGCAATATTTGTGCGTCGGGCGGTCGGCGTGGCCCCACAGCGGCCACGTGCATTTATCCGGCAGGGGGGGGGTAACGGCGATGCGGGTCGGCGGGAAAATCTGCGCGTTGGGCAGTGCCGTGCGGCGGCCCCGAAGCCGCCTGATATCCGGTCCCCACGCCACGGCCGGGGCTAGCGGGACCGCAAGCATTATCGTGTTCCGCAAAGGAGCGGGTTCGACGCTCGGAAGGGGCGCCAATGTCGCCGCCTGCCGAATTCGCCTCGGGCGCGGCGCGCGAGCAGGGCCATCACGCCGGATCGGACTGGGTCTCGACGCCAGGTTTAAGCGATGGGCCTTGCCGACCACGGCATTCTTCGAAATGCCCATGATCCTCGCGATCTTAGCGGTGGAATGGTCTTCGTCCCACAACGAGCGTAGCCGCCCGATCAACGATTCGGTCCAGTCCATCGCCGCCTCCCCTCTTCTTGCAGTTCACGATAGAACCCGTTCCCGCAGATGCTTGCGCAGGAAACTGATTGTTTCCACACGCTGTGGCGGGGACATCCAGGCTTCATCGGGAACGGTCACACGGCCGCCGCCGGCATGATCGTGCAGCGTGTGCAGCGGAACGCTGTCCTCTGCGATGGGAAGGCATCGGCGCGCCTCGTCGGCGATCGACAGTGCCTGGTCAGGATCGGGCGCCGCGATGAAGACGCCAGGATTCTCGGTATCGATCAGATACCACAACCCACGATCGCCTTGCGTCAGGACGTTCATCGGGCCGCCCTCGCGCGGGCCGCATCGTACGCGATGCGCCTAGCGCGGGCGGCCTGAAGCGCGGCGGAGGCTTCTTCTAGCGCGGCGCAGCGTTCGGAATTCGGCGCGCTGGTGCCACCAGGCAAGCAACGTGTGGAACCATCTGCGCATAGACCCGACATCTCCAGCAGTTCGCGCTGGCGCTCCAGCTCGTCGGCCCAGGTCCGAAGGTAACTCGCTTCGTCGTCAAGGTAACGAAGGAAACCATCCAGCAGGACGTTATCCTCCGCCTCACGAACGCGTGTCAACTCCTGCTTGAAATGCGAGCGCACCCTTCGCGGAGAAATGCCAAGAAACGCGCCGGCGGCCTCCAGCGCGTCGTGTCCCTTCAGGCCGGCCAGGCGCAGCAGCAGCACCGTTTCCCGCACCACGCGCTGGGCGCGCTCGGTCCTGTCTCGCGCGGCAATGATGCGCGTGGCGATCATCTGCACTGGCTTGGCGCGAATTTGGACTGTTTTAGTCCAAGACATGCGTGGGCTCCCGTTCCAATCTCTCGCTTGCGAGGTGAGGGATTGACGGGATCAACAGCGACGGAGGACACGCGACCAATCCCCGGCCGGGAACGGCCGGGGACGTTCGAACCATCCAGGCACATATTGCCACGCCGGATCGTGCCGATTGGCCGCTCCATCCGGGCCGGGGAAAGCACGCGAGCGCTGCGGCAGCACAACCACGCAGTAGGGCGTGCAGGGGCGCCCGACTCGCGTACGGACGCCCCCGCCCCTATCGTTGCGGTCGTGACACCAGCAACGGAGAGTTCGACGATGGACGACGATGAGATTTCAAACCGCTTCGCGGCAATCGAAGGACGCCTCGCGGCAATTGAGCGACGGGTGGCCAACGCCGGCGGCGAGGCCATCTTCGCCGGCGTTCTGATCGGCCCGCTGATCGCGCTTCTCGCGAAAGGTGAAGGCATCACGGTGCAATCCGTGCGGACGCTCATCGACGCGGCTCTCCTGGTGCTGGAGAAGCATCGGGAGTCCCTGGACGAGGGCGGCCGGGCAGAGATCGACCACGCTCGAGCGCGGCTAGAACATCAGTTTCGATTTCTCCGAGCAGCTGAGCCGTAATCACAGCCGCGGGCCTCTGACGCGGGCCGTCAAGCGCGAAGTTTCGACGTGGTTCGGCTTGGGGTGGGCTACCTGCCGGACGCCATCCAACGGCCTCGTAGATTCGGCGGCCCCTGATATCCGCGACGTGCTGAAACGAGAGGATACCACCCATGCACGCAATATCGAATCCGAGAGGTTGCCCAGGCGTGTTGATCGCGATGCGCAGCGACGATGTGTCGCCGCCAGTGAGGTCGAACCAGGCATCCGTCAGGGGCAGGAGGAGTCCCATCAGGTGCGCCGTCCACGATCGGAAAGCGGCCGCGGCAAGTGAAACTGACGCGATTCTATCGAACCAGGATCCAGACATGCCAGCGGAATTGACAACGGAAGGGCGACGACCGCGGACGGCGCCGACACCGCAACGGGCCCAAGGGCGTGCGGGGGAGCTGACCAGGCAAGCGCCGGAAAGGGGCCGTCCCCGGTGAGAGACATCCTAGCGGCCATCCTTGCCGCCCTCCTGGTTCTCGGCCCGCTTTCTGCCGGACCAGCAAAGGAATTCATACAGGCCGATGGGAATCGCAGCGCCCACCAGCACGAAAACCATCACTCCAAGGAGGAACTCACTGCTGACGCCACTCTCATCGTCGGTGCTTTGACATTGATCATTCTCGCTTTCCAGGCCTGGATTTACAGCAAGCAAAGGCTGCTCATGGAGCGCCAGGCCAATATCACGGAGAGGCAGGTCGCGATCACTGACCGCCTGGAACGGCCGCTGATGTTGGCATTCACGGAAGGCTCGGTCGGTTACAGGGATGCGATCGACAAATTCGCGTTCCCGCCAGTCAAAATTGACATCAAGAATTACGGGCGAAGCACCGCGATAGTCGAAAGCTGCGCGACTGCGGTCATCGTGGGAACAAACGCCCCGCCCAAAAGAGCCCCGAAAGGCCGAAGCGGTTTCCTTTGGTCGGAATCCATCTCTGACCATGGCGTCCGGCCGGTCGCCTACACGAACCATTATTGGACTATCCGAGCCATACCGCCCGGAGAAGCCGCCCGCCGATTCGTCGTGTCCTACGAGGGGCCGTTGAGCCATGCGCAGGTCGATGAAATCGGCACGGGACACCAACGCGTCTGGGTTGATGGCGTTGTGTTCTACCAGGACATTTTCGGCACCCGTTGCGAGACCAACTTTCGTTGGTTGTATGACGGCCATCTGGACATTCTGATCGTTGACGGCGGCGCCGAGTTCAACGGCTACACATGAGCGCGGCCATGCGATGGCGCCGAGAGCGAGCAGGGCCAGTCCGAGCACAGCGCCGACCGGCCAGCCGGTGGGCGTCACACGAAGTCCGGCGGCCGCAGTCATCAGGCGGCGCTCCTGTTGCTGGGCGGGAATGGTCGGGACAGGATCGACGCGGGAATGACCGGGAGGCGGGAATGCGCGCTTTGATCGTCGCGGCGTTGTTTGGGCTGGTGACGTGCGCCATCCATCCGGCACTTGGACAAACTCAAAGCGCCCCGCCAATGACGAAATATCACATCGTCGGCGGCCGTACCCTGGCGTGTCACGATGCGCACGCTGTGGTGGCGCTGTCCCCAGCCGACGCCCGCCAGCGGTTTGGCGACGTCAATTACTTCCGGCTTCTCCAGCAGGGCAACTGCTTCGAGGTCGACAATTCCTGGCCCCTGATCGTGTGCTTCGCCGGCCCGATCGTCAGCTTCATGCAGCAGGCCCAGGGAAACGGCACGACCGCGTGCCTTTTTTTCATGACCGCCGAGTTGGCAGACGAACGTGGGCGGCCGCCGGCGCCCGGGGCGCGGAACTAGGGGATGCGACACATGACTGATTGGCACTGGATTGCGGCGGGAAGGGAGCGGAGCACGGGGATGAAGCTGGTCAGGCTGGCTATGATCAGTGTGATCGCGGGAACGGCAACCGTCGCGACGGCTCAAATTCCAGCGGGCGCGCCTAAGTCGCAGGCCGATTTCTGCCAAATCATAGCAACTGCAGACGCGGAGTACGAGCCGGCACGCAAAGCGTGGTACGCCGAAACGAACGGGATCGTTCAGGACCGAATGACCGTGAAGCTCAACGAAATGAGGAACAAGCGGGATCAGGCTGTTCTGTCGTTGATCGGGGCGTCCGCCCCGCGGATGGTCGATTGGAGACTGGCCGTCAGAAAAGTCGAGGCAACCCCGATCGCGGAGGGCGGAAAGACGATCACCCAGGTGACCTTGGTTACGACTCCAATGTGCGACAATGACGTTACCATGACCTCGGAGTTCGACTTGACTGACGCGCTTGCGGACACGCTGGCGAAGCTGAAGACCGGCGATTTGGTCATCGTCAGCGCACGATTTCTGGCGCACGACGCGGGCAGGAACTCCGCTGCCAGGGCCCTCGACTGGGATCCCTTCGAAGGCTACGCGATGGCGTCGCCATCCTATCGAATCGCGCTTGAGCAGTTGCGGCCGGCGCATTGAAGTCATGCGGCATCCGCCGGACTCGGCGCCGCCAGCAGATCGGGTCTCAACAGCATGGGGTCGACGGAAAGGATTCGAGCCACCTGCTCAACGCGTTGCTTTGGCACGCGTCGCCACTGGGAGACAGCAGCAGTACTGACGCCGCAACCCTCGGCCACCCGTTTCACCGCGCCACGGGTCTGGAAGAGGCGCCGAAGGACTTCATCTCGCTCCATAAGCGTCGCTTAGCATCGGTAAGCAGACGACGCAAGGCGTTTGCTGAGTGCAGGTAAGAACTCAAGTGAGCATCCTGCCAAGCATGAAAATTGGCGACCGCATCAGGGCCGCGCGAAACAAGATCGGCATGTCGCAGCGCGAGCTCGCTGCGAAGGTGAAGGTAGACAAAAGCGCCGTTGCACAGTGGGAGGGCGGTGGCGGCGGCAAAGGAATCCGAACGGCAAACCTAGTGGAGGTTGCCCGCGTCCTCCAAATCAAGCCGTCCGAGCTATTGGATGGAGACGACCGGCTAGATTCCCTGACAACGACTAGCCCGCAAGAGATCGCCGTCATCACCCTCTACCGGCTTTTGAGCCCCGCCCTGCAGGACGTGCATTTGCGTCTGCTCTACGCTCAAACCGGTTCCGGCCATCCGCCGGAGCAGGAGAGCCGCCCAGGAGATCGTAAGATCGTCGGGAGCTGACAGCTTAGTAAGCAGTCTGCTTAGCCCAGCTAATTTATCCGCTTGCTTATTTCGCTTACCTGTATTAAGCGAGCTTCCGTCGATGCGGAGGCAACCTGAATGGTCAGTCACGGACGCTCCCTAGGTGGAATGATACCGGCCCCGTCGAGGGCGGCCGTTTCTCAGGCTTCGATTGTTATACGACCGGAACACACGCCGGGCGCTTCGTCTAGCGCATCGGTTGTAGCCGCCAGCGTCGGTATCGCGCGACGGGACAGCCAATCCCCTTATGAAACAAGGGTTAAGCAAGGTTTCATACATTCCGCTCACGAAAACCGACCCGCTGAATTGACAACCGTTACGCCGGCCGAGGGGCAGTATGGTGGTAATGAGCGACTCAGAATCGCCGCTGAAGCGCCGGGACCTGATTGCCGCGCTCCGGCGGGCGGAACGCGTGATGCGTTTCGTCGGTTCGCAATGGTCGCTGGTCCCGACCCGGTTCCGTTTCATTCTCCTGGCGGCAGCCAACGAGATCCGCGACCTGTTGGTCCGCCTGAGCCCCTGACGCCGCGCACCGCGTTGCGCGCCGTGGCGATGTTCGCCGGCTGGCTGATCGGCGGCACTCTGTTCGCCGCCGCCGTCTATGCCGCGCTGGTCATCATCACCGTGCTGGGCCAGCCATGAGCGACGCCCGCCATCAGGACGACGGCGATTCGGGCCGCGCCAGGCTGTTGCTGGGCATCAGCTTCGGCCTGCTTCTGGCGCCTCCGCTGTGGCTGACCTTGTGGTTCGCCGCGCGACTGATCGTCGGGCCGATCGGCTTCTGGCCATGATGATCATTCCCGGCCTCACAACTTTGATCCATCCGCCCGACTGGACCGACAGGGACAGAGTAGAGCCGTTCATCGCGGAGATCGCGCCCGAAGCCCCCCGCGCGGTGCGCAACCTTGTCGTCGCGCTGGTCACCAACCCGCGCATGACGTCGGACCACCTGCTGGTGGTCGCGGACGGCTATGCCGAGGGTGCGCTGGAAACGGCGTTCGCCGGCGAAACCGCGCGGCCGCTGGCGCTCAGTCTCCACACGCTGGCGAAGCTGCTGCGCGAACGCGCAGCGCACCACGCCAGGGAAGACCGGCCGTGACGCAAACGTTTGCGGAGGCATATGTTTTGGGTTTTTCTTTCGCCTTTGCTCGTCACATCTACGCCGCCGGTTTCGTCCGCCAGTGCATAGCGCTGGCGATGATCGGGTTTATTCTTGGCTTCTACCAGGACCTAACAGCGCCGGTCGTTGCACCCGGTGGCACAACGAATGTGTGCGTCCCTACGCCGGCGACTTCCCGATGAAGCCGGGAGTCGTCAAAGGCCTGCGCGCCTCGGCCGACACGCTGGAGGCGATGGCCGAGGCGCGGGTTCCGGTCTGCACGTTCGATCTGATCCGGCTCGCCGTCTCGATGCGCGACTGGGCGCTGGAGATCGAGCTGGAGCGCGCGTCGGCGACGAACGTCACGATCCTGCATCAGCACACGCGCTATCCCGGAGAACGGTGATGTCGATTTCCCTGAGTGAAATACACGAGAACGGCCACAACGTGCGTCGCCTGCCGGCCGGCGCGCAGGCGGACACGGCGCTGGAAGACAGCATCCGGTCGCAGGGCGTGCTGGTGCCGATCCTGGTGCGGCCGGAGGCGGACGGCTACACCGTCATCGCCGGTCATCGCCGCGTCGCCGCCGCCCGCGCCGCCGGCCTGACCGAGATCCCCGCGTTGGTGATGCAGGGCTTGGTCAACGGCCACGCCACGGCCGCCCAGGCCGCCGAGAACATGGTGCGCGCGCCGATGCACCCGGTGGATCAATGGCGCGCCATCGTGCAGCTGCAGAATGACGGCTTCACGCTGACGGCGGCGGCCGACGCGCTGGGCATGAACCATCGCTTCGCAAAACGCCTCGACAAGCTCGGCCGCCTGCATCCGGACGTGCTGGCGCTGATCGAGCGACACGGACTGCCGGACGAACGGCATCTGTCCGTTATCGCCATGGCTCCAGCGGATCAGCAGCGCAAGGCGGCAAAAGCCAGGGACGCCGTCGCCAAGGGCTGGAACGATGAAGAACCGACGGCCCAATGGCATACCATAGCCGAGGCCTGCCGCTCCCGCCGTTTCAGCCGTAACCACGCCATCTTCGACGTGGAAAAGGTCAAGATCGCCTGGGACGAAGATCTGTTCGCCGAGCCCGACTCGGACGATCAGTTCACAACCACGAACGCGAAGGCCTTCCTGGCCGCACAGCAGGCCGCGCTGGAAGCCGATATCGAAGCGCGCCAGGGCCGAAAGGAACGCGTCCGGCTGACGGCCTATGATGGCCGGGGCGGCATGAGTCTGCCCACCGGCTTTCAGACGATCGCCGCCGGCCCGGGCACTGGCGAGGGTGTGAAGACGAAGACGGATCAGACGATCTTCTGTGCGATCGATCCTTCCGGACGTCCGGCCCATTGGCTCTGCCTGGATACAAAGGCCGCCAGCGAACGCGAGAAGCAACGCGCGGCCAGGCAGCGCGAAAAGGAGAAGGCCGAGCGCAAGGCCGCGAAGTCCGGCGCGGCCGCGCAGGCTGACGCGCCGCCCGGAGAGGGCGACGCCGGCGACGACGAGGCCGATGGGCCGATGGCCACCGCGGCGAAGCTGCCGTTCACCAAGGCCGGCATGGCGGCCATCGCCGCCGCCAAGACGGAAGCTTTGCGCGCCCATCTGCGTGGCGAGGAAACCGCGCAGCGCTCGCACGAGGACATGCTGCGCCTGATGATCCTGCTGCTGGGCTGTCGCAACATCTCGATCCACAGCGACGGCGTAAACTACCCGGTGCGGCTCTTCGAGGACCTGGCCGAGCGGCTTCTGCTGCCCGGCGGCCAGATCGATCCGCACACCGGCCCGACGCTTCCCGGCATCGCCGCCGAGGCCATCGCGCGCATCGTCGGCTTCAGCGGCGACGGCATGGGCATGCGCGACAGCGGCCCGGCGGCCGAGTGGATTGGTGCCGCGATCGGCGCCGACGAAGCGCTGCCGCGTTTCGACACGGCCGAATTCCTGGCGCACGTCAACGGCGACGAGTTGCGCCGCGCGGCCGGCGCCGCAGGGATCAAGCCGCCATCGAAGGTCTCCGCGATGCGCGAGCAGCTCGTCGACAAGCTTCCGAACTGGAAGCCGGCCGCCTTCGGCGCGCCCGCACCGATCGTGAACAGGGACGATCGGCCATGAGCGCCGCTGGTGACGAGGCACCTTTCCGGATCGTCCACGCCGACACGCTTCTGAACACCGAGGCGCTGGCGCTCGCTGTACGTGGATGGTCGCAGCTTCTGGACGCGTACCAGATCGACCTGGGCGCATGCGCGGTCGCGTGGGACCACAAGGCGATCATATGCGTTGCCGGACCTGACAATCCGATCGGCGTTCTGACCTATACGAAACAGGACTGGGCCAACCAGTTCGTCATTGTGCTTGCCTATGTGAAGCCACCGCATCGGCGCCAGGGCATCCACACGGCAATGTTCAATGCCCTGGTCAGGCGCGCCGAAGAGCAGAAAATCAGCGTCATCCTCAGCGGCTCTTCGATCCGCAATATGGTGTCGCGCGCGGCCCAGCGCAGCCAGGGCCGCATCGAGTCGGGCGTCATCACGCGCTTCAAGGTGCTCGATCCGTTGCAGGCCTCCGCCCCGTCGAACGGCGATCGGCCATGAGCGATGGGCCCAGCCTGGTCATGTTCGATCCCGTCGCCGTGTGGCGCGACCTGTCAGACGCCGAACGCGATCGCATTGGCGCTGCCGCGCTCGCCTACGTCGCCGCCGGCGATCTCTGCGAATACGTCGACGAAGCGACCGCTCAGGATAACACCGCCTGGGACTTGGCGGTTGACGCGCTGGAAGAGGCGGTTGGCACGGCGTCGTTCTTTCAAGGCGACGGGCGCACCGTCTACGTTCCCGATCTGAACGCGATCGGTATCCCGCAATGCCGTGAGTGCCGCTGCACGGACGGCCACGCCTGCGAGGGCGGCTGCCACTGGGTCAGACCGGGCTTGTGCAGCGCATGCGCGTCTCCCGCCGACCGCACTGTGGCGGGTAGTGGCGCATGAAAGCAATCTCACTCTGGCAACCTTGGGCTTCGCTGATCGCCTGCGGCGCGAAGCCGTTCGAGACGAGAAGCTGGGCGCCCCCGCGCGAGCTGATCGGTACGACGATAGCGATCCATGCCGCCAAAAAGATTGACGCGGAAGCTGCCCAGTTCGCCGAGGAGCTGATGTACGGGCAGCACCCCTCTGGCCGCTTCGAATTGGCCACCAGGCTCGAAGCTACCATGAATAAGACGCCCCAACACCTGCAGGGCATCTTCGGTCATGCAGTGATGCCGATAGGATGCGTGGTATGCACCGCGCGCCTGGACGCCGCATTTCTTCTTGGCGAGGCCGCCGAAGGCGCAGCGTTTCCAGCCGCAAAAGTCGTGAGGCGACTCACGAGCCGTGTCATGCCCGACTGCTTCACAGTCCGTTATGACGATTTCGGCGATTACTCAGCCGGCCGCTGGGCGTGGCTGCTGCGCGACGTCAAGCCGCTCACTCCACCTGTAAGCGCCGTAGGTCGGCAGGGCTTTTTCGATCTCCCGCAAGGTTGGATGACAACGTGAATATCTTCAAATTCCTCAGGAGACGCCGGATGTCAAACTTCCGCCCCATCGGCCTTGGCGACCGGGTGAAGGACCCGCTCAGCGGCATGACCGGTATTGTTACGTGCATGACCACATGGCTCCATGGCTGCATTCGATGTGGTGTTCAGCCCGAAGGATTGCACGAGGGTCGACCGATCCCAGAGCACCACTTCGATCAGTCGCAACTCGTCCTGATTGAGGCGGCTGCCTTCAAACCTCTGACATTGGTGGTCGGCGAGATCCCGCCGCCGGTCGCGCATCGGAGTCCCGGAGGGCCGACGCGGGAAGGCGGCTCAGGGTTTCGGCGCACATAGCAGGCCAGGGATACCAACATGAGCGATCAGGCCAGCCTGTCTCAGTATCCGCCCGGCGACTACGCGATCGTAGAGCTGTTCGGCCACACGACGCTCGTTGGCCGCATCGAGGAGGTCGAGCGTTTCGGCACCAAGATGCTGGCGATCGAGCCACTGTTCTGCGACACGTTTCTGCCCGCGGTCTTCCACGGCGGCGCGGCGATCTACCGGTTGACGCCGTGCCCGCCGGCGACTGCCTTCGCCCGTCAGGCGCGTCACGGTTACCAGATTCCCCCGGCCATCCGCTGCATCATTCCGGAGCTGCTCCTGGCGACGCCCAGCGATGCGTGGTCGCCGATCGATGGGTCGGTCGATTCCGATCCGGACGAAGACTGATGCCCCGGCGCCGCATGACACCGGAGATGATCGCCGAGGCGGCCGAGTTGCGCGAGGAACACGGCTGGAAGATCTGGAAGATCGCGCGCCGCCTCGAGATTTCCGAGTCCGCTGTCAGCTGGCATTTGCTGCGGATCGGCGCCGACAGCCCGAAATGTGCTGTTCGAATTCTGCCGCAGACGGCGCCGGGCCCGCGCATCCACATGCGCGGCGGCCGCATCGTGCGACGCTTCACCCCGGCCGAGGACGATCTGCTGCTCCAGAAGGAGGCCGAGGGCCTCGGGCACGTCGCGATCGGCAATGCGTTCAAACCACCGCGCGGCGCGAACACCGTCGCCGCCCGGCTCATGACGCTGGCGCGGCACCAGGCGCGCTGGGAAGCCGCCGCCGCCGCTCAGAGCCGTAGGGCAGCCGGCGCGGGGGCAGCCGCGCCGTGAGCGACCTCATGATGCTCGACGAGATGCACGACGAAATGGTCGCTCAGGTTCGCGAGTTCAGAAACAAGATGCTTCGTGACGGGGTGCGCGAGCTTGCTCCCGGGGAATGGGTTAGGCGGTTTCAAAGTTACCAATCCGGCGACGATCTACGCAGGAAATGGGAGCGCTCACGCGCGCAGGCCGAGGAGTTTCGACTTATGAGCCACGACCTCGGCATCCGCATCCGACGGCTCGCGCTCGCCCTGACGCACGAGCAGCTCGCCACGATGCTCGCAATCAAGCAAACGGGCCTGGAGGTCCGCGAGTGCTTGCCAATCCTCGCATCGCACTACCACACCGAAACCTACGGACCGCTCGTGCGCACCGGGCTGATCGGCTGGGAATGCGGGCCGCCCGGCCGGGACCGCGAGTGGGCGCGGCCGAGCATTACCCCGCTCGGCGAGAAGGTGTTTCTCGATCGCATCGAGATCGAGCTTTCCCGGGCTGGCGTTCTGCCACAACGCGATCCCCCGGAGTGCGCGGCATGAGCTACTGCTACACCACTCCGGAAATCAGGCAGCGCATCGCCGAGACGCGCGAGCGCGGCATGTCTTACCGCGCCATCCAGATGAAAATCGGAACCTCGGTCAGCACGATCCGGAACTGGTGCCTGATCCAGGGAGCGGAGCCGCCGGGCGAGCCGCGTCAACCGTCGAATCCGCCGCAGCGTCCTGTGATGCGCAACGGCCGCGAGGTGCGGCCGTTCATGCCGGAAGAAGACGCGCTGGCGAAGGCGATGGCACTGCAGGGAAGCGGCTATTCCGAGATCGCGCGGCACATGGCGAAGCAATGGCCGGACCGCCCGCGCCAGCCGGCGACGATCAAGTATCGGCTGCTGACACTCGCGCGGCACGAAGCGCGGCTGGAGGGCGCCCCCGCTGCCCAGGCCTACCCGGCGCCTCTCGCGCGGCCGGCCGCGCCATGAGCCGGGCCGCAGCGCTCTCGGTCGCGCCAAGTCTGCAAGTTGTTTCGGATGCGGGTGCCGAGGCGGCGGCCCTGATCGGGCTCGGCCAGACGGCGCAGAAGGCCACGTTCGGCGTGCGCCTGGCGCAGCTGCTGGACGGGCGGCTGCTGATCCATGGCACGTCAGGCGCCGGCAAGTCCTGGCTGCTGCGCCGCCTGCTTGAGCAAAGCTCCGGCCGAATCCAGCAGATCGTGATCGATCCCGAGGGCGAGTTCCGCAGCCTCGCCGAATCGGCCGACTATCCGCTGATCGATGCGTCGCGGCTCGATGGGCGAGGCTTTGCGGCGCTTGGCCTGCGGGTGCGCGCGCAGCGCCTGTCCGTGGTGCTGGACGTGTCGCAGGTCGACCGCGAGAGCCAGATGGTCGCCGTCGCCGGGTTCCTGCGCGCGATCGTCGAATGCCCGCGCGAGCATTGGCATCCGGCTCTGGTGGTCATCGACGAGGCGCATTTGTTTGCCCCGTTCGGCGGCCAGGGGATCGAGACGACGGCGACCAGGCGCGCGGTGACCGCGGCGGTGGTCGACCTGATGAGCCGGGGCCGCAAGCGCGGCCTGGCGACGGCGATCGCCACGCTGCGTCTGGCGCGGCTGTCGAAGTCCGTCATGTCCGAGGCGACGAACTTCCTGGTCGGCCGCAACATGCTGGACCTGGATATCCGCCGCGCCGCGCAGATCATTGGTTGGGACGCCCGCCGCGCGTTCGAGATGATGCCCCACCTGGCACCCGGGCACTTCATCGCGTCGGGAACGGCCTTCACCCACGCGGCGGCCATCGCGACGATCGGCGCGGTGCGCAGCCGCCACCTTGGCGCCGCGCCGGAGATGTCCACCCCGCCGCTGCCGAGCGCCGAAGAGGCCGAGGCGCTCCTCGGGATCGAGGATCTGAACGAGGAGGCCGAGGAGGCTCAGGACCGGCTCCCGGCGGGCGCCCGTGCGGTGCGCGGCTTCATGCTCCACGGGAGCGCCGCGCTGGCCGCGAGGATCGTGCAGGAGCTGCTGCCGCTGTTTCCGAACGGCGCGGCGATCGCCGAGCTGGGCACACACCTCGGCGCGACCGCAGCCGAGGTGCATGCCGCGATCGACCTGTTGGCCGAGTGGGGCGCCGTGGTACTTGGCGACGGCGCGGTGCGGATCGAGCGTGCGATGCGGGATCGGGCGCGATGCTGACGCCCGTATCCTTTCACAAGGAACGGCAACGCGAGCCGAGGCTGTCGCCCCCCCGCGTGCCCGGAAGGACCTCGTCGCGCTACTGGCAGGACGCCGAAGTGGCGATCATGCTCGAGCACTACGAGGCGCGCGGACCGGCGTATTGCCTGTCCCTCTTGCCGGGCAAAACGCTTCGGCAGGTTTACGCCCACGCGAACAAGCTGCGCCTGCGCGCCCCGAAGGCCGGCGTCGAACGCCGGAAGATCGGGACGCAATACGACGAGGCGATCAAGGAGGCGTGGCCACTGCTCAGGGGCCTCGGCGCCGTCAGCCGGCTCGCCGACAAGCTTGGCATTCCGCGCCATGCGGTGAGCCAGCGCGCCCGCGCACTGGGGCTGACGATGCCGCACAAAAAGGAACCGCCCTGGACGTCGGCCGAGGCCGAGCTGCTGCGCAAAGCGCCGCTGCACAATCCGGATAAGGCGTCGGCGTTCTTCGCGGCGCACGGCTTCAGGCGCTCCCCCTCGTCCATCATGAACAAGTGCAAGCGGCTCGACATCTCGCGCCGGTTCAAGGGCGCGCTGAGCGCGACGGCTGCCGCGAAGATACTCGGCATCGACAACAAGACGATGGCGGTGTGGTGCGGCGCCGGCGACCTGGTGGCCGCCAGGCGCGGCAGCAGGCGCCTGGTTCAGCAGGGCGGCGACGCATGGGCGATCGAGCCAGCCGAGCTGCGCCGCTTCGTCATCGACAACCTGGATCGTATCGATATCCGCAAGGTCGATAAGCACGCCTTCGTGGCGCTGATCAGCCAGGAGCCGATGACCGCGACCGAGCAGGTGGCGGCATGACCGGAGTCGCGCATCATGGCTGACGGAACCGGCATCGAATGGACGGACGCGACCTGGAACCCGGTGCGCGGGTGCTCCCGCAAATCGGAAGGATGCAGGTTCTGCTACGCCGAGCCCATCGCCGCCCGTTTCAGCGGCGAAGGGCTGCCGTATCATGGTTTCGCCGATCGAGGCCGAGCCGGCAGCAAGTGGACCGGGAAGGTAGAGCTGGTGCCGTCGGCGCTGCATCTGCCGCTGCATTGGCGCAAGCCGCGTCGGATCTTCGTGAACAGCATGAGCGACCTGTTTCACGAGAACCTACCGGACGTGGAGATCGATCAGGTTTTCGCTGTCATGGCATTGTCGGTCCAGCATTGCATGCAAGTGCTGACCAAGCGCCCCGACAGGATGCGCTCCTATTGCGAGGACCCGGCCACGCCCTTGCGCGTTTGGCTCGCCGCCGGCGAGATCATGGATCCTCTCTGGGCGCTCGGTGTCCACGGCGCCCACTGGGGCGGCGACACTCCGTGGCCCCTTCGGAATGTCTGGCTCGGTGTCTCAATCGAAGACCAGCCTGCGGCAGACGGACGGGTCAACGACCTGCTGGCGACGCCAGCGGCGAAGCGGTTTCTTTCATGCGAGCCGTTGCTCGGCGAGATCGACCTTCTGGATATTCCGTGGCCGGCCGATCGACCCAGGTTTCCAGTAACGGATGATCTTTCCGATAGCCGCTCCTGCCTTCATCAAATCGAAGGTTCCCGCATCGACTGGGTAATCGTCGGCGGCGAGAGCGGGACGAATGCGAGGCCCATGCACCCCGACTGGGCGCGAGCTCTGCGCGAGCAATGCATGGCCGCTGGCGTTCCGTTCTTCTTCAAGCAGCGCGGGGAATGGACCTGGGTCGACGATGCCGACTTTGATGCCAACCGGATTCCGGAAGGGTGGCCGCTCAAACTGAACGACGGCGAGCCGATGTGGCGCGTCGGGAAAAAGATCGCCGGCGCGCTGCTTGATGGCCGCGAGCACAGGGAGTTTCCTGCATGACACAGAAGATAGAATCGACCAATCGCGCGGTGATAACTATTGAACAATTTCGTGAAGCGCTCGGGGCTCAGGGCGTCAGCAGCCGGAACCATTACGCATTTGTCTGCCCTGTGTGCGGCACAGTGCAAAGCATCGCGAGTTTACTCCGCGCCGGCGCTTCCCTGGATTCGGCTGAGAGGATCGTAGGCTTTTCCTGCGAGGGCCGACTGACAAATGCCGGGCCATGGCCGCACTCTCGCGATAACAGCGCCAAGGGGGCAGCAAGAAGGTCGAAGCGGGGTTGCGATTGGACCCTTGGGGGCCTGTTCAAAATCCATGAGTTTGCGGTGGTGGATTCGGACGGAAAGGAGCATCCGCGATTTAGGCTTGCCACCCCTGAAGAAGCAAAGGCTCTTCGGTCTATGGAGGCTTCGGATGCCGCATGACTCGCGCAGCTTTAAGCCGAGGTTGCCGCTCCGGACTAGCGACACGCACCCCTGGATCGTTCTAGACGCGGCAGGCAAAGACTTCATCAACTGCGACGAAATCGATCGGGATATCGAAGACAGCGCGCGCATCGCGTCGCTGATCGTCATGGCCGTCAACCAAATGAGCGGTCCATGATCGTCGTGCGTGTGGAGCTTTGGTCGGCCGTCACGGGCAACAAAACCGAGCTCGCGCGCATGCACATCTGCAACGAGGGCACCAACACCAATCCGCGCCTTGGCAACTATGTCGGAACGACGTTCGTCGGTCGCGATCAGGAAGCGCTCGATCGCCTCCGCGTGTCGAAGAAGGCCGAGCTGGCTGACTTCCCTCGCCGCGACCTTCATGTGTGGAACATGGTTGCCAGAATGCTGTTGAAGATGGGGTATCGCTGAAATGGGAACATCCGGCACGATTGGAACGGCATCCCAACCCGACACCCTCGCCGAGATCGGCTCCCGCACCGCGCTGATCGGCGCGCGTCAGCAGGCGGTGATCGTGGCAGCGGAACGCATGGTTGACCACGGCATGTCCGACGATCGCTGGCGCCTGCTGTGCGCCGCCATAGTCAGGCTGCGTGAGCTTGAGGCAAGAACTTCGACGGCGCCGGCGGCCGCGGGGGTTGTTGCCAAACACACGTCGCTCGAACATCGTCTGGCGGCGCTTCTGGCGAAGATCATCAACCAGCCCTTCGTGGCCGTGGGCGCCCCCAACGGCACCAGGCGCAACCACCTGCTCTATTATGGCAGTTTCCGTAGCGACCTGGCCAATGAGGCTGTCGGCTTGCTGGAAGAAGCGGGTCTCTAATGCCCGACGGCACGCCCCCCCCATTTCAGTTCGGTGGCAACAATCGTCAATCCGGCGGATCGATCGCCCGTTTTCGGCCCTACACGCATGGGCCGGCACATGCCGATCGCGATCAGGCGCGCCTGAAGCCGGACCATCCGGCACTGAGAGAGGCGCGGACGCTGTTCCCGTCGAGCGTTCATGATCCCGCCGGGAAATCCGTTCTGGTGTCGGGGCACAGCAACCAGAAGACGGGCGCCATGGTCATGAAGGGGCCGTGGAAGGGTTTCCCGATCTACACCATCACGCTTGAAGAACGGGCAACATGCCCGACCTCGTGCCATCTGTGGGCCGAATGCTACGGCTCGGCGATGCCGCTGGCGAAGCGGTGGCAACATGGGCCGACCTTCATAAAATCGCTCGACCAGGATCTCCGCCGCAAGGCCGTGCTGCATCCGGGGGGCTTCGCGTGCCGCGTTCATGTGCTCGGCGACTTCTACTCGGTCGAATATGCGTGGTCTTGGATGGCCTGGATCGACGCCCTCCCACAGCTGCACGTGTGGGGTTACACCGCGCATGCCCCGGACAGCGAGATCGGCGGCATCCTGGCCATGGGCAACGACCGGTGGCCGGAGCGATGGCGGATGAGGTTCAGCGGCGAACCGACCGCACCGCTGAGCACGATGCAGGCAACCACCATCTGGCGCGAACCTGAGAGCAAGCGGGTGCCCGAGGGCATCGTCTGTCCTGCCCAGACCGGCGGCACGGACGCCTGCGCCACCTGCGGTCTCTGCTGGGCGCTTCCCGCCGCGTCGGAGCGCATCGTTTTCATCGGGCATGGCTGGCGCACGACGAAGGGCAAGCGATGGAGCAAGAAGCCGGCGATCGCCGCGCCGCAGGCCTCGCAGCCGCAACCAGCCCCGGCGCCCGACGGACAGCCCATAGTGCCGAGCGAGATCCGCGTCTCGATTGGCCTCGATGAGCCTACCCAGGCGCTGCTGCGACAGCTGATCGATGCGATGAAATCGCATCCTGCGCCGGCCCAGGAGCGGCGTGTCAGCAGCATGGCGGACATCCTGCGCCGGATGCGCAGCAACAGCGCGGCAACCAGCATCCGAGGGCGGCCGCCAACCCAAACACGCCACGAGGCCCGTAGACAGCCTGGCACCGCGACAGAGAGGACACCATGACGGTCATCGAAGAAATCGCCGCCGAACGCCGCCGGCAGATCGAGGTCGAAGGTTGGGTGCCAGAGCATGACGATGCGCACGACAGCGGTCAGCTTGCGATGGCGGCCGTTTGTTACGCTCGATTCTCGACCGGACGCCGCATCCACCGGCTTGGATCATGCCCGCTTGACTGGCCCTGGGATATCGAATGGTGGAAGCCGAAATGTCCCCGTCGCGATCTCATTCGCGCCGCCGCGTTGATCGTTGCAGAAATCGAGCGGCTTGATCGCGCCGCCACCACGACGGGAGAGACGGCATGAACCACGCGGCTATCGCGACCGAATGGTTGTCGCGTCCCTGCAAGAATGAGCCGGGTGCCGGCGTCCACCATGACGGTAGCTGCATGCGGTGCGGCGCATCCATGGGACAGGCTTGCTTGAAGCCGTCAGTCGTGCGCACCGAGTTCATCCATCCGCCGATTCCCACTCGGAACTGCGACTGGCAGGCGGTCTTGGATGGTTACGAGCCGGGCGACCCCATTGGACACGGATCGACAGAAGCCGCCGCCGTGCGTGATCTGATGATCGAGATTGAGGCGACGGGAGAGGGAGGGTGAGCGGCGAGCGCGAACCCAAGTGGCACGTCGGCCAGCGCGCTATAATTGATCGGCGCATCTTCGTGACGATTGAGCAGGTTACACCGGCCGGGCGCGCAATAGCGGCCGGCCGGACGTTCGATGTAAATGGCATCGAGCGATCTGGCAGACGTTCGATCAGGCGCTCGAAATTAGAGCCGCTGACTGCCGAGATTGAGGCAGAAATAGCGTTGAAAAAAAGGGCGTTGGAAGCTCGTGGCGCTGCGCAGGATGCACTCGACGTCGCCGATAAATGGGTGCGTCGCGCGCTGAGTGCTTGGAACGCCACTGCGCCGAGCGCCGATGACGTTGATCGCGCTGAACGACTCGCCGCTGCGATTAGGAGCGCGATGGCCGCCCCACCCCAACCGGAGACCGGCGATGCCTGACCGTGGCGCGCCCAGGCTGCTGACGCGGGGCGCCATGCGTGCCTATTGCGGCGGCGTCAGCTGGGCGGCGATCGCCGATCGGATCGCGCGCGGCCAGCTGCCCGGCCCGCTATGGGGGCTGCCGGCCGACCACAAGGAAGCGCGCTGGGACCGCCGCGCCGTCGATCGCGCGCTTGACGCTGCCTCCGGGGTGCCCGCTACGCTGGACCAACAGACCCTGGAAATGGACCGCGCCCTTGGGCTCGCCTGACGCACCCGACGGGAAACCGCCCTACACCGCGCTGCGCGCCGGCCGCTGGTACTGGCAGCCGTCGGCCAGGCTGCGGCGATCCCACGGGCTGAAGGTCGTGCCCCTCGGCGCCGACCAGGTTGCGGCCTGGGCTTACGCCAGGACGCTGAACCGCGACCTCGCAGGCCTCGATCCCGGCGCTGCGCGTCCCGGCACCGTCGCGTGGCTGTTCGCCCAGTTCTTCGCCAGCGATCGCTTCACGAAGCTGGCGGCCAGCACCCAGGGCGATTACCGCTGGCTTGCCAAGCGCCTGGGCGCGCTGGAGGTGGGTCCGCGGCCGTTCGGGCAGTATGACGCCCGCGTGGTGCGCGCCCGCCATGCGGACAAGATTTACGAGCAGCTGACCGAGGGCAGCGGCCACGCCACGGCGCACTACGCCTGCCGCTTCGCCCGGCGCGTCTGGAAATGGGGCGGCCGGCGCGAATTCGTCGACCAGCACCCGAACCCCTGGAGCGGGATGGAGCTGGCCGGCATCGCCGAGCGGCACCAGGTGTGGGACGCGGCGATGATCCCCCTGGTGGTCGAGAAGGCGGCCGAGCTGGGCCGGCCCTCGATCGGGCTGGCGGTGCTGATCGCCTATTGCTTCGGCCACCGCCAGGGCGACGTGCTGGGCCTGATGTGGTCCGCCCTGGACGCCAGGGACCGCAAGACGGGCAAGACAGGCGCCCGCGTGCCGATCGTCGCCTCGGCCTATCCCGACCTGGAAGCGGCGCTGGAGACTGAGCGCCAGCGCCAGGCGGCGCTGACCGTACAGCCGCTGCACGTGCTGGTGTGCGAGATGACCGGCTTGGCGTGGCAGGCGGACACGTTCCGGCACGAATTCCGCCGCATAGCCACGGCCGCCGGGATCCCGAAGGACCTGCAGTTCCGCGACCTGCGCGCGACGGCCGCGACGGAGCTGAAGGACGCCGGCGCCGACGTGATCGATATGAGCACGCACACCGGCCACCGCACCCTGCAGATGGCCCGCCGCTATGCCCGCCCGACCGAGGATCAGTTCAAGCGGGCGGCCGCCAAGAGGATCGCGGCACGGAAGGGGACGAGGTGAGCGACAAGCAAACTCCCGCAGACCCGCGCGCCGCCGCCGTCGCCGACCATTTCAACGAGTGGCACGGCGCGGCCCCGGAGGCCCATGAGATCGAGGCTTTGTTGAAGCGGATCGACGGGGCCGATCCGCTTCGATCGGAAGCATGTGAGGCAGTGCGCCAAAGCATGGTCGAAACCGAAGCAAGGGTGGCCGACGCGCGCCGCAGAATCGCCGCCGGAGCGCGAACCGCGACCGCGAGGTTCAAACTATGACCGACAAGGAAACGGCGACCTTCACAACCGGTGACATTGGCCCCACCCATATTTTCAGGCCGGACGACAGGGGGCGCGAAATGGACATGCCGGCGCCACCCCCCTCGCGGTGGCAGCGGCTATTGCATTGGCTCCGCGGCACGACGCCAGACGACAGGATGGTGACGACGATCGTGTCCGTGGTGTCCGATACCCAGGTCACCTTGGATCGCGGCGAGTAAGGAGACGAAGTGAGCAACAATCAAACGGACGCCGTCGATATCCCGACGCATCCCGTTCAGACGGATCGATACAAGCGCGGGGCCGCCTGCTGCCCGCAAGTCGTCACGATGCGCGCCTACGAGGTCTACTGCCACGTTTACGCACCCCAGCCCGCCATGGTGACCGGTTGGTGGCGCGGAGGCTTCGGCGCTGGAGAGTTGATAGCGTTTCTCTATGCCCGGTCCTTTCCCAAGGAAGCGTGTCGATGAGGCGTTCAGGGGGATGCAAAATGTCTGACCGCGAGCAAACGGCCGTCCCACGCCTCGGCCGCGAGATAGACCCGGCCGCGTGGTCCAGCGACAAATTCGAAATTTCGAACGCCGCCGATTATGACGTTTGGCGCGCCAGGCGGACGGAGAGTCTGCGGGTTGCGGAATTGGAGGCCAAAAATGGCTGACGAAAATCAAGCGGCCCGCAAGCGCCTGCCAGACGACAGCTTCGAGAGCTTCCGGGAACGCATAATCGCCCGCATCCGCTGTCCCAGCGTGGAAACGTCGACCGACCGGCAAACGGCCGCGCCGTGGCCGGCGACGTTCCTGGACGAGCTCGATGCCATCTTTGCCGAGACAAGAGGCCTACTTATGTCCCCGCATACGCTGGCCGCACTGAAAGAGCGCATCGCCTACGCCATTGGGGCCGCGCAGGTGACAGGTGAACTCGGCGACTGGGTGCAAGTTGGTAGCTGCGATATAGGCGGTGGCCAATGGGCGGTGACCGTGGTGGACGGCGTCGACCGTCCCAGTCTGACGATCTTAGCCGGTTCGACCATGCCTCCGTCGCCTGCTGACCGACCACTGACCAAGAACGGGCAGTGA